CCAAGCTGAGCGGTTTATCGCTTCGCGGTCTGGCCGTGGCGGGATCAGCCGGCGGGGCTGTTGGTGGGAGTAGCGCTGCGGGTGGGGCAGCCTCTTCGGGAGCCCTAATTACTGGCGGTCTCGTAGCAAGTACTCTAGTTGGGCTGGTTGCTTTGATGTGGCCTAGCCCAATGGGCAACTCAGATCTATACACACCTGAGCAGCTTCGCAGAATGACAAGCGCACGCACGAGAGTGCGCTTTCGCATCGAACAAGCAGCTGACGGCACCATCAAAGCCTACGGCTTTCATACAGCCGCCAAAACCGGCTGGGAAATGATCGATGTGGTGCAATTCACGCCCCAAGGCGAAGAGCAGGTAGCCGATTTCGGCGGTGGAATCACATTAGTCTGGACGCCTGCAGTTGATTCCGCAGACGCGGTGGGCATCCCTCCGCTGAAAGCAGGGCCGCAAGTCCCACCTATTTGGGTTTATCCAGCAACGGATGCAGCTGCGAAAGCGCTGGAAAATCCAATTTACCCGCCTGAATATAAAGACTTCATCTTGGTTTTTCCGGCTGAATCGGGAATACAACCACTGTATGTGGTGGTGAGCACTCCAGGGCCCGGCTATCACCCCAAACCAGAAAATCTACCTGCTTTTCCTGATGCTATTTGGGCTCGTCCTAAAACATCCGTTCAAGGCGGTGGAAAAAAACGCCCGCGCTGGAAGGATAGAGAAGGAAATATTTATGAGTGGGACTTTCAGCATGGTGCCATTGAAAAATACAACAAGCGCGGCAAGCACCTAGGTGAATTCAACCATATAACAGGCGAAAAAACTAAATCACCGAATAGCGCAAGGACTGTTGAACCATGAAGCATATAATTATAGGTGTACCGCAAGATGGCGAATTCGCCACATTCACTAGAGAGCTACCAGAATCAGCCTTCGATGATTTGAGAAGAGTCATGGACTGGAAAGACGAAAACGATCATCTCTACGACTTTCAACTGACGAAAAATCAGATTCAAAAAATAGAAGCCATAATTTCAGTAAAACTTCCTAGTGACCATCTAGATTTATTCCTAACATGCAGCGAATAGCCATACCGACTTATAAAAACTGGCTCCAAACCGTCGCCTTTCTCACTGGGACGGGCTTAAGTCCACCCCTTAACCAAACGCTAAGCGTCTGAGCTAAGCAAGTGGTAGCTGAGGTATTAAATGATATTTATGAGCAGTCCTACTATGAAGTGCACGAACCGTTGGTAGCGCTGCTCGGTCGCCACTTTTCAAACGTCGAGTCTGGGTTGCAAGGCGATTCTTATGCTTGGGTACTCGACAACGGCCAGAAAGTCGCAGTGGACACTTTCACCTCAATGCATCACCAGGTTAAGAGCCCAAAACCTTCTCCTCTCGTCAACCAAGTGCTCGCAGTATTGGCACGCCAGTATCAGTTACGGATCCTCGATCCACCCGTGTTCGAGGCGCATGAGGGAGCGGAGAATTCTTGATTACAACAGGCTTGCAAAGCGACGACTGCCGACCTCACCTGGACAGGCGCCTAAAACCCACAAGTAGCGAGCAATAGCTTTTCGATTCTGTCGTCAGTGCGGTTGCATTCGTATATCCGGCCTGTTCTGGGCATTGCCCTGGCCATTCTGTAGTTCGCGCAGCGGGGGCCAAGCGATCACGAAGATCATGATTGTTATCGGCCTTGTTCCGCTGCAGGACTCGCCTGTTCCGACAGTCTCGCTTCTCACCACAACCACTAGAAACACCCTTTCTGATTTACCCCCGCCATCAGGCGGGTTTTGTGCTGCGCCAGTTACCGCTGAACCGTCGTTCATGGCACCACACCGCCCAGCAGATCCTTAGCAGCTTGTTCGCCAGCGTCATAGCGTTGCCGCGCGGCTAAACTCACGCATTGATAGCAAAACTGATATCGAGGTGTCTGATGGCCACAGCCACACCCTTTCTTATGTTCCAAGGTGATGCGCAAGCCGCGCTGGATCTGTATTTAGCAACGTTTCCGGACGCTAGTGCTCTGCGAGCTGAGCGGTACGTCGAAGGAGAGGTAGGGCCGGAGGGTGCCATCAAAATCGCGGTGTTCATCCTTTGCGGACAAGAGTTCATGTGCTCCGACAGCCCAGTCAAACATGACTTCTCATTCACACCGGCAAGCTCCACCTTCGTGCAGCTCGATACCGTCGAGGATTTGGTGCAGGTATTTGCTGCTCTTTCCGAGGGCGGCCAGGTGCTTATGCCATTGGACAACTATGGCTTTAGTCAGCGGTTCGGTTGGCTAAACGACCGTTTTGGCGTGTCTTGGCAGCTGAACGTTGCCTAGCAAGCGCGTCAACGACATTGGTTGTCCACTCTCGCTCCGATGCCGCGGCCTGCTATCGACCTGACTGAGACATCACGACACGGCCATGACGGTATCGGCATCACCCTGCGCGCAGGGCAATCGCGCATTTACCGCGGCATATCCTCGCCAGTCGCTTCGTGGTGAACGGCGGCGCGCTGTAGAGTAGCCATGCGCCTAGTGATGACGATGCGGCTATGCTCATCTTGCACCGGACCATCTGCGAGACGCAGTAGCCTTCGGGCCTGTATGCGACTTTCGACAATTCTTCGACAGTTGCCCAGCCTAGAAAAACAAAAGCCCCCGAAACTCTAGGAATTTCAGGGGCTTAGGCTATATGTAATGGCGGAGAGATAGGGATTTGAACCCTAGGTACCCGCGAGGGTACAACGGATTTCGAATCCGTTTGCGAGCTTTCTGCTACCTCGCTCTGCTCTCTTGAAAGGCCCGCAATACGGGCATTGCCACGCTCCCCCTTGGGCTGGTTAGGCAATGTTCGGGGGAATAAGAGCACCAGAATTCCCCCACGCCATCTCAGCCCGTCCGGGCAATCTCAATTCCCCTTCGTTACTTCCCTCGCCCACTCCTGCAGCGCGGTCAGTTTGACGGCGCAGGCGTCGGCGTCTCCGGTGATGGCGACAATACGTCGAGCATCTTCTTCGTGAATGTCGGCTCGCTGGCTTCCATCATCCAGGCGGCCGGCGCCGGTGGCGGCGGACACGTCGCCTGCTGCGGCTGGACAACTGGCGCGGACTGACAGCCGGCGAGAGCCATCAGCGACAGCAGCAGACAGCCGCTCAATTTCTTGATTTGCATGGCGCAGCTCTCCGTATCGTTGTTGGTCGTTTGCGGCCAGACGGCCTTCGAGATCCTTCCGCTCGGCCTGCTGCTTTATGATCACCGCGGCATTGGCCTCGGCAACCTGGCGCAGGAATGTCTCGTGAGCCTTCGCCTGATCGGCCAGCTGCTTGCCATATGCGTTCGCCTGCCACTGCCACGCCCCGGCAGCAGAAAGGGCCATCAGCGCAAGCACAGCGGCTCCTGCGGCGATCAGCTTGTACTGCTTGAGCAGGGCGATCACGGCATCACCTCACGCACGGCCGCGGCGAATCGGGCTGGCCAGCGATCCGGATGCGGTTTTCCAGGGCGCCATGTACGCAGGTACAGATCCCAGCCGCCCGCAGCGTCATGCTCGCCTGGCAGCGACTTTGGGTCGGTCCAGAGCAGCAGCCGGCCGAAAGCGAACGCCAGCACGTCATCACGCTCGAGCGCCGCCCATACGGCGGCAGGGTCCGGCGCAACGCCGCGCGCAGCACACACTCTGCGGGCGTGGTCACGACTCGACGGGTGATTCAGCACGCCACGCACGCCGCCGCCCTGCTCGAACTGCAGTAGCCCGCGGGCCGGTCCGGTCGGCCACTGGCGCCGCCGCTGATCCGGATCTTCCTGCTGCGTGATAGCCAGCAACATAATCTCGGCCTCTCGGCTCGACATTCGGGCAGGCAGCAGCGCGAGAGCGGGCGCTATGGCTCGCTCCCGTAGTTCTGAGAGGGTCATGGGAAATCCTTCAGGCAATAAAAAACCCCGACCGGCGGGGCTTAGGTGAACTTCAGGGTGTGCGTTCCGGCGGGGATAGGGTTTGAGGCTGGGAAGTGGCGGAACCGGGTCTGCGCCGTGTCACCATAGATTCGCGTCCACGCCGTGATGGCGGTGCCGCCATCGATTGACAAGCCAGTGAATGGCATCGACGCATAGTTGCCACGAATTGTCAGCTCTAGGCGCCGCTCGAAGCCTTCGTATAACTCATAGATCAGGCCAAGGATTTCTCCATTAGCGCCGACTGCAGGCGCTGCGTTTGGCAGCGCGCTGGCTCCGGCCGGCGTAATCGAGCCCATGGACCCAGCATAGTAGCCACCGTATGTAGAATCGGCATAAGCGGCCACTATCTGGATGGTCTGAAAGCGGGTGAACCCCGCCACCACACCGGGCATCATGCAGCCACCGTCTGGCCGATCACGTCCCACTCGTTCGTGCCGACTTTCTTCAAGGTGACCGTCATGCGCGCGGTCATACTGAGCGTGCCGCCGGACGGAGCGTTGAGCGTGACCCCACTGGCCGACGCTAGGGTAACGTTGCCCAGCGCGCGGACGGTGATCTCGGTTCCGATCTCAAACGCCACGGATGCGTTTGTCGGAACAGTCAGTGTGACGGCGCCGGTCGTGCCGGGGCGCAGGTAGTTCCAAGCGTCAGCCAGAGCCAGCGTGCGGGTTGTTGCCGTGCCGATGACGGTGGACTTGTCCTGCTTGGTGGCGGGGCTGAAGTTGCCAGTGTGCCAAAAGTCAACGGAGGCTGACCACACACCAGCAGTTTTACGCTTAAAGCTGACGGTGTCCTGAACATAATCATAGAAAAGCGCGCCTCCATAGCCTCCGTCGCTGTTGGAGGCGTGCATGTAAAGCCCCTCACCGTAGCCAGAACCTCCAGATGGCCGCCCTACAGTGGAGGTATTGAAGCGAAAGAATTCTGTAACAACGAGCTGGGCAACATCTCCGAGCAGGCGAGGATTCGATGCTCCAACCCCGAATGATCCTCCGCCCCCAGCAGCCATGGCAAGCAACGCCCCGGGAGTAGCATCGGTCGAACTTGCCTGCACATTCGCATTCGCCGCAGTTCCCAGCAGGTTGAGTCGGGCCTGAATCTTCCCGAACGCCGCCAGCACGTTATCCGTAGCCGCCACGGCCGCAGAGCTGGCCAGCGAAAGCCCGGTCAGCACTGTGTTTCGCACCCGGCTTTCGTTGAAATAGAGGTTCGTCGAGCCTTCAACCAGCGCGTCCGTGGTCCCTGGAGACGGCGGAATATCCACATACGTTGTGCCGGTCCACCGCCACAAAACGGTAGGGTTCGCCGCGGTGCCCTGGTTGATGGCGATGTAGATTTTTCCGCCCTCTCCGGTAGCGGGGAAATCCTGGCGAGTCGGATACTCCAGCACATCGTCGACGTAGCTCGGCAGCTGGCTGGCAGGGATGCGGGCAAACTGGTCCAGAGTGGCCACGCCGCCAGACACGCCGCGCTCGGTCGTGCTTATCTTCCCGTCGAGCGCCGTTTGCAGGCCGGTGACGGTGCTGATTGCCTGCGTGCCGGTGTGAGTCGTTCGGTCGCGCAGCTGGGCATCCGTGGCATTCGCCGTTGCGCCGGTAGCGATGCCGTCCAGCTTCGTCTTCATCGCGCTGGCGGCCCACCAGGCAGCGATCGCTTGGAACACGCGCTGTGCGGTCCAGGCGCGGCGAGTCGTCGCGGTGCCGGCTTCAGCTTCGGCCTGGGTGACGGTCGAAGCCGTCCACTCGCGGGCGTCGGTGAGCCGGCTGTCGTTTGTCGCAATGCCCAACTGCTTGACGGTGTTGTCGCTGTGCTTGGTGTATAGCTTGGCGTCGGCGGTATTGACCGCCAGTTCGCCAATTTCGAGGTCGGTCGCAAGCGGGACTTTAGCCGCCACGGTCGACTTCTTGGTGAGTACGCGCGCCATATTGATGGGCTCCGAACGGAATTAGAAGGTGCCGCCGTCGACCAATTCGACAGCCAGGGTGACGAAGCCATTGCTGGCGTCTTTGGTCATTGCCATCGAGGCGTTCATGCGAAGCACGCCGTCGGTGCCATCGGTTCCCCACAGGTAACCGGAAGTCCCGCCAGCCACTACGGCGACCTTTTCGTCCGCAGTCCCTTCTGGAATGTTCAGCGCGGTCTTGAATGCGTTGAAGGTGAGCTTCTTCTCCTTCTGCCCGGCCGCCTCGCTGGCATCGTGAATGATAAGAAGGTCGGTTGCGCCATCGATCGCGGCCAGAGTGGTGAGGTCGTCGATTGCCGGAACGACTGGCAGCTTCGTTGTGGCGTCGGTCGCGACGTGCAGAGTTCCACGGTCAGTGGTGACCATCGGCTCGCCGGCCAGCATTCCGGAGGTGGGCAGGTTGGCCTTGATGCCGCGTTTCAGCTGAAGACGTGTTGCCATGGGTGTGATTCCTTAATTGAAGGTGCCGCCGTCGATGGTTTGCAGGTCGAGGTTGGCGCGCGCCTCGGCCTTGGCTTGTTCAGTTGCCAGTTCGGAGAACCGGTTGGCTACTTGGAAGAAGTCGCCAGTTGCGGAGTTGACGCCGGGCGGCCCCTGCTCCCCGGACGTGACGACGACAGTCTCAGCATCCGGCTCTAGCCCGACTGCGTATTCGACGCCCGACTCGATGACCAGCACTTCGGGGTCACCGCATATGGCTAGGCTCATTTGGTCACCTCTGGATCAACAATGACGCGACCCTTGATGTAGCGCTGCACCGTCCCGTCGGGATACTCGACTTCCAAGTCGTAAACCGCATCAGCATCGGCCAAGCCTGCGGTTTGCGTGTTGCTCAGATACCGAGAAATTGTCCCGAGGCCGGTTATCGCCAGCGCTTCATTTTCAGTGGTTAACTCCAGCAGCAGCACGCCGCCAATACGGTCGCGGATCTGCATGCGCGCCTTGGCGCCAGTCAGGTCTACCGGGGGCTTATAGATAAGCTGCCCGCCGCTTGGCATGAGGTTGAAAGCCGAGAGCGCATTAATCTCGAGCGTGGATTCATCCACGACAATGACGCGGTGTGGCTTTTCGCGCTGGGATCGATTGATGTCCTGCATCCCGTTCACGCCCTGCACCCACGCTAGCCAGTTGCCCGGCAAGCCGTGATCGACGGTGAGGCGAAGCGGCGAACCGCCGAGGGCGGTGATTGGCCGATATTCGTAGCGCGGCTGCATCAGGCGCAGGATGTCGCTCAGGGTCGAACCCTGCACGATGTGCAGATCGTGTTTTGCTGGCTGCATGGTTGCTCCGGGCATAAAAAAGCCCACCGGAGTGGGCATTGATTCGATTAGGCCGGCGCCGCCGCCAGCAGGTGCCATGACCACGCCCCGTTAATTACTCTCGACACATGGATGTCGCCGTTAGGCGACATCACGAACATTGGCCCGGCCGGGGTCATGTAGTTGATGTCGTCTACTGTCTCCGCCACATCTACGGCCATCATTTGCTGCCAGCGCCCACCTGATCCCGGATCGCTTACGCGCAGATAGAAGTCGCCGGTATCGAGATCGGTGTAGTGGCTACCAATCGCTGCGGTGGAGCCGATGCCGGTCGCTTCTGGCGAGCCAGCCGCTGAATATATGTGCTGCGTCATAGCCATGCGTTTATTCTCCTACCAGGTTGTAGCCGGACTCATCCACCAGCTCATTTCCTAACTCATCCACCAAGGCGCCATCGACGGCCTGGCCTTGTTCGAGCGCCTCAATTCGCGCAGTGAGATCGTTGATCAACTGCTGTAGAACTGGCACCTGCTGCGCTTGCTGCATGAGATACACAGCCTGCTCAGCCGTGATCGCGTTGTAGATGACGCTTCCCATTGACCAGAGCTGCGCCGTAGTGCCCTCGCGCGCACGCACCAAAGTGGCGACACCGCTGGCAACTGTTGCGTCGACAATCTCCCACTGAGTTGCGCCGGCTGCTGCATCGGCCAGCGTCAGGCGATATTCGCCGTCTGGCAAATCCAGCGGGCACGAAGTAGCGCCCTGCTCCAGGTCAATTGCCCGGATCCAGTTGTTTACGTAATTCAAGGGTTACTCCTAGTCGGCCTAGACGCAGCCGCGAATTGCTCCGGGAGATCCGCGCATAACGGCCCCGCTTATTGGGTTGAATGCGCCATTACTCGATGCGATCCGTCTGTTATCAGATGTGAAGACTGCTGCTACAGGAAACAGATAGGTGATCGTTCCCCCGATCACGCCGGACGGCGTGCTGGCCGGCCACAGCTTGACGTCAACCGCAACGTCGCCGCTTTGCACCCTGGTCCTTGACAGCGCGGCAGCTTTCCAGCCCGCGTGGCTTGGATGCAGCGCATACCAGGACGGAAGCGCTTGCTCGCGCACTCCATCACGCCAACTGCGCAAAACCGTTGGCTCCACCGGCCCGCTTGATGGCATCCATACCAGGTCAGCAATGCCACTCAAAAGCTCTGAGCCTGACACCCCATCCAGCGTGCCTTCTGTTATCCGCTCTCTCGTTTTCGGCTCAGAAGTGAAGTTGTCCCAAGTAAAATTATTGGTGACGCTGAAGGTGAACGCTGCAGTACTAGAACCTACAGTTAGAGTTCCTGAGCTTTCGCTAACGGTTGATACCTTAAACAACATAACCATGTCGTTTTCGACGGTCGTGTAGTCCAGCACGCAAGAGTCGGGAACGAAATAATTGGTAGTCACCTCAGAGCCCGTAGACTCATCCGTTGCAGAAACCGTATAGCTTGATGTGGCAGTAAAGCTGTATCGGACAATCTCAACCTGACCCGCAGAATCCAGCCATGCCGTCAAAATCCGCCCCGAGAAACTGCGCGTCGTAACTGAGGCCCCAGTCCTCGTAACGATTCCGCTTGCGCTAATTCCGGGAGGGGCGGTGGTCGATTCGGGGTGTAGCGCTGCGTGCTTGGTTGTTCGCCATGTTCCGCACTCGTTATCCTCGCTAACGGCAGGCGCGCGCCCCCATGACTGATTTTGTGCAGTAAATTCGTTATTCCACGACGCCTCGCCTAGTGCGTCTGCCCTGCTAGAAATCAGACTGATTGTTAGAGTCGGGGCCTGTGCAGTGCCGCCGATATCAAGACGAACAAGGCCGGCCACTGGCGTGAACTCCAGCTGGCTGACGAATGGAGTGACCCCGACGAGCATTGAGCGACCGTCGGATGTAACGTCCATGCAGGTGTATGAACGAATTATGTCCGGCGGGACCCACTCTGAGACAGAAGGCTGGTCCGCGCCCTGGCCAATGCTGGTCATGCTGAACCGGCCAGTAGAAGCTATGACCGCAGGCTTCAGCACGCCCGTAGCTGGATCGTAGGCGCGAACCTCCGCGACGAAACCTAATGCGAAATCCTCACGCACCCTTACTCGACAAACCGTCCCGTCAAGCAGCAGCGGGCGCCAAGCATTGAGAGACGGACTTACGAGTGAGCGCCCAAGAAATGCGCCAGCCTGCGCCAATATCTCGTCCGGCGTAACAGGGTCAGGTTTTCCAATGTCCCATAGGGAAGTATCTCTAGTTACCGTTCCGGACCATGCTCGGTCCTTGTCGCCGGTCGTCCCATTCGGGCGAAGGCGCGTAGCGTTGCTGCCATCGAGGTAAACGGTTCCGTGCCACGGGGTGCCGAACCAGAGTGGCTGCGCAAGCAGCGGGTAGTTGCTATCCATTGACGTTCGCCGCGTAGCTGAACGGGATCTCGACGCCATTGGCGTCAGTCATTGTGACAACGTCTGGCATCTTCAAAGCCATGAATGTCGATCCGTCTGTGCTGGAAATAACGACAGTGCTCTCGTGGTAGGTCCGAGTGCCTGGGGTTTCAACTAAGGGTCCAGCAATCCCGCCACCAGACCCACCGCCACCGGATGGCGCTTGGTAGTTGCCAGTCCCGCGCTGGGCTGGGAGCGGCCCGACCGGATCGACCCGCGGCAATGATCTGGCCTGACGCTGCGGCGCGGCGAGAGACTGGATGTCATCAGCCACGCTTTTGCCAGTGCGGCGCTCGATCATTGCTGCGCCGCCAGCGCGGCGGCTTGCCTCCATCGCGGCACCGCTTGCCCGCCGACTGGCCTCCATTGCCGCACCAGAGGCGCGACGGCGTTCCTCATTGGTCATGGTCATAGCTCCAGCAAGTCGTTAGGTATGCCTACGCGATACAGCGCTTCGGTGGTGCCGGTTCGCTCGTCGCGGTACTCCGCTGCAATCTCCCGAGACTCAATATCGAAACGGCGCGGGTAGATCTCGGCCGGCATGTTGTCGTTCGCGTCGTAGTTGCCCGAGAACCCCATGCGGTTTTCGTCATACGGGCCGATGGAAAAGCCAGTGAACGGGTCGAATTGACGGCCGCCTAGCTGAGTGCCGAGCAGGGGCGTCATTGACGAGCCAAACGGCGGCAGGCTGGTGTCCGGACTGGCCGGAACACTCAGTACGTCACTCGCACCGCCGCCGCGCATGAGCGCAACGCTGAGCGCCGTGATGGCCTCGCCGCTGGCCAAGTTGAACTGATGCACGATCCGCCTGCACTTGCCTCTGGCGTGAGCGCCCTGATCGCTGATCTCGAGTGTGTGCGAGAGATCAACACCCATAGCCATGCTCGACGGCACTTCCCATGTGAGCGTCGTTTCTCGATGGGCACCGATGATCTGCTCCTGCCCCATGCGCAGCGCGGTTGCCAGCGCATTGCTACGCCGGCTCTCGTCTGACAGGTTCTGGCTGCCGGTGCCGCCGTCGCGGATCGGATCACTGCCCCATGTTTCGGCAATGTCACGCTCCACGGAAAGCGTGTAGCCGGCACGCTGGACGATACGGGACTGTTCAACCTCGCCCGCTGCCGTCGCCAGGACCAGCTTGTAGCTCTCGGTTACCGTCTGCACCCAGCGGCGGGCGCCAGTGAACTGCGCCGAAAGCCAGAGGTTGTCAAAGGTATTGCTCCACGCATTGCCGTCGCCGCAGGGGTTTGGCATTGACAGCGGCAGCTTGTAGCCGCCCACACCGCCGAGCAGCTGTTGCCCGCTGCCGGAAACGGCGCCAGCGATCATCTCCGTATCGGGCAGATCGGTTGACCAGGTTCGCCAGTTACAAAAGCCGCTGATGCCGCCGCCCGCGTTGATGTGCGTCCAGGTATAGCCTTCGTTAAGCTGCCACAGGCGCTGATAACGGTAGCTGAACTCGATCTCGACCCGGTTCGTGGCCGCATCAAGGTCCGACTGCTGCAGCTCGATACGCTGATACAGCGTAGTGCCGGCACCAAACACGAAGTTCGGCGCACCGGCATACCAGCTGCTGACGCGAATCGTTCCATTGGCGGAACAGTCCAGGCTCACGGGGCGCGTGCTCAGCCGCTCCTGCGCGTAGTCCCAATGACTGCGGCCCTCGACCGGCTCGAACAAATCTTCCGACCAGAGTCCACCGACAAGAGCGTTAATTGCCGCAATGCTCATGCCCTCGACACGCTGCTGCAGCTGGTCCGAGCATTCGCAGCTCAGCACGCGGTTGACCGGGTTCCAGTCGGCACGGCTGATCTGGCCGGTGTAGCTGCGCGCCTCGGTCGTCTCGCCCTGCTTCGTGCTGATGTAGTCGATGGTGACCGGCCGGCCCTTCCAGTCTGGCGGCACGACAGGCGTGCCCGGCGCGATATAGAGGTCGAACCCAGCGATGCCGGCAGCACCCTCCTCCCGGTCAACCGTGACCGTGCCAGTCAGCTGAGCCGTGAGGTCCACACCGCCCACCAGCACGCGCAGCGCCCATACGAACGACTGCCCGCGCACGATGTACTCCGGCTCGGCAGACGATCCAGCTACGCCATTCAGCGGCACGGCGTTGAGTGGCGAGGCGTTGAGCATTTAGGTTTCTTCCCAGGTGATGGACCAGCTATGGCTGGCAGTTCCTGAATCCTGCGTTTCTGATGGCCGACGGGCCTTTACGCTGTAGATCGGCATCCAGCAGACGCGGTAGAGCGTTGCGCCAGCGACCGCCGTAACGGTAGCGACGCCATCGGTGACACTGCAGGCCGTATTGACCCAATCGTCACCGACCAGCGCCTGAGCCCACGGCGCAACATCTGGCCGCGGCGTTCCGCGCAGCGTGTGTGCCAGGCCGGTGCCGGTCACGCTCTGCACTTTGGTGGATCGCAGCTCCAGCGGCTGGCTGTAATCGAGGCCGTGAAGCCCTGGGGGCATCCAGCCATTCCCGCTGATCGTCCCGGACACCCGCTCCCAATGCGTCATCGATACCAGCGCGCCGTCACTCATCCGCAGCGACGTTTCGCCGCCGATGGGCTCCTCGCTCAAAATCGGCGCGCCAGCGTGCAGCACGATCGGCACGCCGCCGAGCATGATTTGTGGTTGTGGCATTTCTCAGGCTCCAGAAACGACGAAGCCCGCACTAGGCGGGCTTTCGTTCGTCGTCGATGTGTCAGGCAGCATCAAGACCGAGCGTCAGCTGCAGCTGCTCGCGCCAGTGCTCGACCTGAGCAATTAGGCCTGGTTTGCGCCAGCGGAATTTGGCAAGTTCGCTGCCGCTCAGGCTGGCGATATCGCTCGCATCGGACAGCGCTTTACAGGCCCGGTCGAACTGCTGCTTCTCGTTCAGCTCGCCCCGTAGTAGCGCGTCGATATGAAGGTCGGCCCAAACAGCGAATTCAAGGTCAAGCCAACGAGCAAACGCAACCGCCAGCTTTGGATGCAGCCACGTACCGCCTTGATAGCGGCCGCGCTGCGTTTCTAAAAGTGATCCTGGCTCACAATTAAGTGCGCCCGCCAGTACCGACAGGTAGCGCTGGGTCTCGTCCTGCTTCAGCCAGTCCACTGGTCGCTTGCCGAACCGCTTTGCTACATCGGTTGCATTGATCCACCCGGCGCTGTTGAAGCGCACCGGCTGGCCTTGGTAGTGAAATGGAACGACGTTGTTCATGTTCATGCCCTGCAATGAGCCCTGGAAATAGATCGACCGCAGAAACGCTCCAGGGAAAGCGCTTTCGGATGCCTCCTATCTACGGTCGTTTGCAAGGCGCAGCGGGGCGGACGGATGAGCGAACATCCGCCTTTCGGCTGTACGGGCCTAGCTGCGTGTTTGGGTGCCTTTCGGCGGAAACAAAAAGCCCCGGCAAGCAAGGCTTCCGGGGCGTCGGGATAGGGATTTCACCAGCTGCAATCGCGTTGATTGCACGAACTCCACAATGACCAAAATAGTGCGCCAAAGTGCAACATGGAGTCAACCTGCCGTCACCTGTGAGTGCGGCCGTGCTTGCGCGCAGCCAGGCGCAGCTGATCGGCCTGCGTAGAATCTGCAAACACCTGGAAGGTGTCACCGCCGATACTGATGTCCAGCGATCCCAAGTTGCGAGGCGACGTATCCAGGCTGGCAACCGTCCCGACCATCCCGCCATCGGCAAACCGTGGAATCGGGATGCCGCGGTTGAGCAGGTCCAGCGCGTTCTTGCCCAGTTTGCGAACTGCCGCCGCTCGAATGACGTACTCGCCATTCGAGAGGAGCGCGGGGATGCTGTCGCTAGTGCCGGTGCCGGGGCCGCTGATATATCCGCCAGTGGCGTACTTCTGCGGCTCGGGGCCAGGGTCTTGCAGGGTGTAAGGCTGGCTGAAGTCGTACTTTGCCCCAACCTTGACGATGATTTCGCGCTTAGCCAAGGCATCCAGGGCGGCCTGCACTCGCGCCAATGCCGCCTCGTCCATCTCCACGCTGACGGGCATATCCTTCAGATCAAGAGCCTGCTCTTTGAGCTGCCGCATCTCATCCTTGATTGACTTGATCTTGTCCTCTGCCCGGCTCTGCTCGATATCGTTTGCAGCAAGCTCGATGTCGCGCAGCTCGCCAACGAAACCGGCGAAGCCGTATGTGTTGGCACCGGCTGCCTGCAAGTCTTGCAGCATCTTCAGTGCGGCCTGTGCCTTCGCTTGCGCACCTTCAACGTCACCGGCGCGCAATGCCTCACGTGCGCCGACCTTCAGCGCCTGAGCAGCCCCGTAGGACGCCTCGCCGCCAGCATTCATGCCAGCGATCGCTTCCTGATACCGCTTCTCGATCGTTATGCGGTCGTCTCTGGCCTTCTTGAGCTCGGTGGTGGCCTTCTTTTCAGCATCAACCAACCTCTTGCCAGCCTGCTCGGCCGCCGCAACCATGCGGTCTTGCTGGGTCTTGAGTTCGGCTATGTAGCTGCGACGAGAACTGAGCTCTTTCTGCTGTGCGGCCTCTGCGGCCTCTGCAGCCAAGTCGGCTAGCACCTGCATCTCCGCATTCAAGCCAGTTTGCTGCTCAACGATTGCCGCACGGAACGCAACCAGCGCGTCTTTCTTCGCCTGCAGCTCTTCCGGCGAGAACAGCAAGCCATCAATTGTAGTGCTGAGTCCCTTCCCCTGCAGGCTGCGATCAAGGTCAGCAATCTGCTGGTCAACCTTGTCCAGCTCGGTGACCATCCCGGAAGCATTGGCAGCCACAAAAGCAATCCGCTTGCCTAGGTCAACGAACTCAGAGGCTCCCTCAACGGCTGTACCGGCAAGGGTTGCGAGCGCCGATGCCAGCTTGATCAGGTTGTCCATGACAACAGGGTCGCTTAGGGTCTTCCCTAGCTCATCAATTGCATCAACGAGCGGTTTAACATCAGCCTGCCCGATAGCCTCCTGCCATGCGTTATCTAGCTTTGTCAGCGCGTCAGCAACTGTGACCTGCATGCCGTCAACCGCCCCACCGAGCGAATCCATTTGACTGATCAGCGCCGGAACAAACACGTCGGTTGTCAGCTTGCCCTCTTTGGCCATCCTGGCCAGCTCCTCGCGGGACTTGCCTAACCCTTTCGCCATTGCGTCTGCCAGAGCAGGCGTATTGCGGATCATCGAGTTAAAAGCGTCACCGCGCAGGACGCCATCCTGCAGTGCGTTACTGAATTGATTGATGACGGCCGCCGCCTTCTCTCCCTTGGCGGCGCTCGCTACGAGCCCTAAACCTAGCGCCTCAGTAAACTGCAGCGCTTCCTTAGTTGAGAATCCACGCTCGCGCAGAGGCGTCAGCGAGGCAATAAATGCTTCGGCGTTATTAGCCATACTGGTGAACGTTCGATCACTGATCTTGCGCAGGCTCTCCAGACTCTCCTGGTATTCTTTGTCGCTCTTGGTTGCGATCTTTATGCGGTCGGTCATTTCCGCCCAAGCGCCGGTCGCATTGCTGATGCCGCGAATGGCGCCAGTCAGAGCGGACACGGAGAAGACGCCGATCAGCGCCTTGCCAGCCGTGGCCAGCTGCTTGTTCATGCTGTTGAGCTGGTTGTTTACTTCGTCGAACGCCTTCTTCGAGTTGTTCTTGCCGTCGATGACCAGCTGGGTCTTGACCTGGGCCATTTAGGCGAACTCCTTAAGCAAGCGTTTGAAGTCTTCGGGCTTGGCATTTGCCGCACGCGCGGCGATCAATGCGATCCGGTTGTCTGCGCGGTCTTCTGCGTCGATGGCAGCCAAGAACGTCTCGATCTGGCGCAGGCTGTATTCCTGCACATCAGTCAGGGCATGGCCGGCGCCAATCAGTCGTTGGACGACGGAGCCCCACTCAGCGCCCTTACCATTGCCGGCAGGGCTTCGCCGAAAAAACTTGAATTGACTCGCACCACCTCGACGAACAGCTGGACGGAGACGGTCGCCGGCAGAAACCACAGCTGCCAGCGCTTGAGGCTGGTCGTTGCCAGCAGCACCTGACGCAGTTCGCGGCTGTGCGTGGCGGCATAGCGGTTGATCTGCTGCACGCTGGCCTGGCTGAACAGCTCGACCAATGCGCCGGCCGACTTTCCGTAACGCTCGAAGTGGCGCAGCTTCACTGGCAGGATCTGCACGTCACGGCCCATCACCTCGACCGTGACTGGCTCTGGAAACAGGATTGAAAGCTCGGACATTGTTTTACCTTCGGGCAATAAAAAACCCGCCGTAGCGGGTCTGTGTGTTTCGTTAATCTAAGGCCTATGGCCTGACTGGTAGCCACCACGGACGCAGCCTTGCCGATCAAAGGCAACGCTTGTCACTCGAACATACTTGTCTTTGAAGTAGGTGTTCACACCAGCCCCGCGGACGTTGGTGTCATCGCTCGCCTTGCCGTGGATGCTCTCAACGTCCTTGCGAGACATGCCCGGTACGACCTCACCGCGAACCTTGGCTGTGCGCAAGTCACGATCAGAGAGCCCCGTATTGCAGTCGGCCTGCCTTAAACTGCCGCCAACTACGACCACACCGCTCTTGGATGTAACCGGCGCCAAGTATCGCTGCGACTTCGGGGCGGCCATCTGCACGGGGGCGCTGGACCCACTCGGAGCGGCATTGTGCGCACTGATAACGTCGTCAAGGCCGCTGTTGCGTGGACAGTTGGCGTTCTTGGTAAACGTGACCTTGCCGGCCTCGTCTACGCATTTGAATATAGTGGCAGCGCCCGCTTGCGATGAGAGCAAGGCGGCCAGAATAAAGCCGAGACTGCGCATTTGGTTCCCTCCTCGTCTGACATGAGAACCATACCACGGCGCACGCGCCAAAGCCCACCGATCCGATGGGCTTGGACTCGGGCGCTTAGGCGATGGTGTCCATCTCGATCTTGAAGAACTGGGACAGGCCGGCACCGACAATGCTGGTATCAATCAGCACTTCTCCGGTGATCTCCAGCGCGGCGAACTCATCACCGATGAAACCCAGGCCCTGAGCGGCGCCGATCTTGGCGCGGTGCACGGTTACGGTCACGGTCTTGCCTGTTGCAGCTTCGTTAATGCCTGCGAAAACCATCTCAAAGGTCTGCGCACCAGTGGTCAGCGCCTCAATGGTGGCGACGTTGTCCACGACCGTCGAAGTTCCGAACAACACCATCGCCAGGTTTTCTGGGCTCAGGTCATGCAGGGTTGCGGTGAATTCGACCGACTCGATACGGTTCACCTGCGCATAGGTGCCGCCGCCAGCCGTCCGGTAGTTCGGCAAACGAATGATGTTCTCGTTGATGTTGAAGTTGAGCGCGGACACGTTGCCCACGTCGACGGCAGTGCCGCCGGCTTCAGGCGTGAGGGACACAATGCCCTTGCCCATATATGCATAGTTGGCCATGCGAGTTTTCTCCAGGCGAAAAAAAACCCGCTCGATGGCGGGTGTAAGGTTGCGGGTTTGCGGGTCAGTATTTCTCGACGTACCGGATGATTATCGAGCTGGTAACGCTTCTGGTTGTACTGCCCTCAATGTCAGGCTCGTACTCGGCCGCCTCTTCGAAAGGCCAGCCGCTCTTGAGTGGGCGCACATGTGGAAGCTGGCCTGTACCCAAGGTCTTTAGGATGTCGTGATGCAGCAGCTGGAGATCTTGCAGAGATGCCGATCTAGGCATAACTCCTTCAATTTCATAGCGAGCCGCCCGTAAAGCGGTGGTGCCAACTGTTTCTTCTATCTCATCGCTAGAGATTCGCGCCAGAAGGTAAGGCATCGGCGCCTTGTCTGGCCGGCGCTCACCGAAGCCATAAACCCGCTCGACCTTGGTGTGATAGTCGGCGGCAGGGCTGATTGCCTCAAGCCGGGTGAGTATTCCGGCTGAAAGCTCGGTCCCTCTTGTCATCGCGCCCCCTTTGCAACTTCGCGCTTGATACGGCGCTCGAATTCTTGCTGCAGAAAAGTATTCGTCCAGCGAATGGTCTGGCCGTCAGTGAGCTGCTTGAACCAGTAGGCCACGGATGGGCCAAGCGCTGGAGACAAGAAGCCTTTAGGCGCGCCACGAACCTTGATGCGAGTGCTCCAGGGCATTCGGCTGAAGCTCGAAGGGTTAACGAAGCCGGCCGCGACCTTGTGCCCATTCGGGCCCTTGACCCAGATCCTCGCCCGCGTTGCGCTAATCTTGCTGTAGCCCCAGCCGAGATATCTGGTCACTGGAACGCCGGAGCTAGATGGGATAATCCGTGCATTGGTCAGGCTCCCGCGCGCACGCTTGACCCGTAACGCTCGCCGACTAAAGACAGGCATCAGCGAGCCACGAAGAGGATTCACGTACCGCACCGTCCTGGCTTTGTTCGCAGTCGTGTTCAGCGCGCCTCGGAGAACCGGATCAACCTTGCGATTCACCTCGGCAAGCCGTGCTTGCGCCATCTCCAGGCCTGATATCTTGATCGAAACCTGCATCAGACCTTCTCCAGCCAAAGGCCGCGGACAACCCCGTCATCCGTCTCGTCGGCATACGCGATTACCGAATAACGCGCACCATCAATGACAATCTGGTCATCAACCTGCGGCCTACCTACTTCGATCAGAGCGACCTCAGCGCGAGTTCGGTAGTCAGTGACCTGCCCCAGTTCGTCGCGATATGGCGCCTCATGGGTGAGGTGCACACGGCACGGCACCGGGACGCCTTCTTGCGGCCGGTATTCGGCAGGCAGACCAACCAGCTCACTGCAGGTGATAACGGCCTCGGCGCGGCCGCCGGTGACGTCTCGCACGCTATCGATCAATAGCAGTCTGCTACCTGCCCGGAGGTATCGCCCGATCTGCAGGCGTTCATCCCACCATGCCCGAACTTCCACCTTGCCAGGATTGCGCAAGCCGGATGGCGCCTGTACGTCGCCAGAGTCCTTCGCGCGGATGCCGACCCAAAGCCAATCAACGACGCACGGCCGCACGTCAGCGTCTAACCTCAGCAGATCGGCCGGAGTGTCGAGTCTTCCTGCTCTCATACCCCAAGCCCCACGCGATAGAAGTGCAGCATGTTTTCTGCCTTAGGGATCTTGGTGTAGATGGTTCCCACGACTGCCTCCTCGCGGTTGGCGTACAGCTCTGCAGCGATGATCAGGATCGCCAGCCGCACGCTATGCGGAACGTCGACCGCAGCGCCTTCATCATCGACCCACGGAATTGGGCGCCCGATGAACTGACCCGCATGGTCAATCGCGGCATCCAGCTTCATCTGCAGGTCGTCATCCTCATGCGCGTGCCGAATACGCAGGTGCGTTTTCAGGTCTGCGAGAGTCGGCATCGGCATGGGGTGGCTCCTTACTAGCTAGTCGCCGTCAGGCTTCTTGATACTTGCCACGCGCTGAGCAATCAGGGCGTCGGCGTGTCGCTTCGGGGCCGCGTAGCCTGGCCCGCCGCGTCGTTTGATCTCGCCAGCATCCATGTAGGAGCGCAGCGGGTAGATGGTGACCTCCGAGGCACTTTTCTCGGGCTGGTCAGCTGTTTTAATTGCTTCGCCGGCAGGGTCAGACGCCGGAGCTGCCTTTTTTGGGCGAGCCATGAATCATCCTCCTGATTAGCGCCCCGGGTGGGGCGCCAAGTTGGGTTTACGGAGTGACAGTCAGCGGGCCGGTCACGAAGGCTTCCGGACGGTAAACCGCGAACGCCAGACGCTCTTCAGCGCGGATGGTGACCATGTTGTTCTCGAAGTCCTTGTCGTTCTCGGTGGAGATCAGGATCTCGACGTCCATGCGGTCGAAGATCTGAGCGCCGAGGCGGAACGCGCCGGTCAGGAACTCGTCTTGCTGCATGGCTTGGGTTGCAACAACCGGACGGTTCCACAGGCGGGCAGCGGTGCCTTCCTGTGGCTGACCAACGATGTAGCGACCTTCGCCGTCCTTGGTCAGCTCGATAGCCGCCCAGTCGATCGGGTTCAGGACAATGCCGTCAGCCGGGAATTCGGAAAGCTCGGCCTGCAGGAGAGCCAGACGCAGGCGGTCGATACGCTGCTCGCCAGTGACCACGATGCCGCCAGGAGCCGCGTAGGTTTCGGCCAGGGTCATCAGGCCCTGCAGGTTTGCACCAGTGCCGTTCCCGTAAAGCAGCTGCTGCTCTTCAACGGTGAGTAGGCCATAGCGGGCGCGCGCATCGATGTAGCTCTGCAGCGCAGAAGCGTCATCGAGGATCTGACGGCTTGCCTTGAACAGGTGAGCCAGGGTGCGTACCGGCGCGTTGACCAGTTCGTATACCAGCTCCGAATAAGGCTTGGCACCGCCCTCAGCCACCGCAGCGGCATTGTTGGTGAAGCCAGTCTCGCGGGCGTACTCGATTGCGTTGCTGTCGGTAGTACCGGGGGCGATCAGGTCGCGGATGGTCAGACGACGCTCCGGCGGCATGACGATCTCTGGGCGACGATCAGCGCCAACCAGGGCGCCACCGGATGTCGGGGCGGAGGTGATAGCCGCGCGCGGCACGGAGACGCGACGGGAGCCACGGAAAGAGGCGTTGACGCCTTCCATCTGCTCGCTGGCGACGACCATTTCGCCGACCGACTTCTGGCGATCAGCCTGGTTACGGCTGCCGTTACTTGCGTTGACCAGCTTCTGCTCGGCTTCTTGCAGGCGGGCTTGCAACTCACCTTGTTTGCTGAGCAGCTCGTCTACCTTGGCGCGGGTTTCGCCATGCATCTCGCCGGCAGCCTTGATCTGCTTTTCGGTCTGCTCGGCATACGCCTTGATCTGATCGCCAACGGCTTTCAGCTCTTTCTGAGTCTCTTTCTGTGCAGCTTCGACTTTGACTAGGTCGTTCATTTTGGAACTCCTGAAACGAAAAAACCGCCGTTCGGCGGTCTGGGGATTTGCGGATTGGTTTAGATCGTTGGCAGGAGCGACCGGAGGGACGCAGCCTGGCTAACGGTTTCGTTAAATGACGCGAAATCGATAGCCGCAGGCGTATCGGTCGGAGCAGCGTTATGCGTGCTCCCGCCAGCAGCGCGAGACGTGCTGGACTTGAAGTTGGCGAATAGTTCGCGGCGCTCGGAACGCGGCATACCAGCTTTCGCCAGGGCTACGTCCATCGCTTTCAGGGCGTTGTTCTGCCGGCTCTCTTCGGTATCCCGTTCCGTCACCTCTTCTGCAGACAGAAGGCCGGTAGCCAGACCCAACTCAACAGCGCGCTTGCCTCGGATGAACGTTTCGTCGTCCATCATCTCTGCCATGTCCGCTACAGCCTGGCCGCTGGTTTCGGCGTACAGGTCGGCCATGGCGGAATCGAACTCTTCCATGTCGTCAGCAGCGTCACGCAGGTAGTGACGGTTGCCGCCGAGGACGGTCCAGCAGTTGTGGATCATCAGGAAGGCGCTGCTAGCGACCTGGCGCTCAGATCCGGCGAGATAGATGATGGATGCGGCGCTGGCGGCCATCCCGAGCACCTTGGTGGTGACCTTCTGGCTGTGCTCGCGCAGGCGGTTGTAGATGGCGATGCCCTCGAACATGTCGCCGCCTGGCGAGTTGAGATAGACGGTCACCGGCTTGTCACCTATTGAGCGCAGGGCGGCATCAATACGGGCAACGGTCACGCCAGCTCCGTACCAATCCTCACCGATTACGCCATAGATGGTGATGGTGTCTGAGGTGTTTTCTACCGCCGCCTGAATGGCGGGGTTCCATTTATCGAGCGCACGGGGACTCAACTCGCTGCGTAGGCCGCGAGACTGTATTTTTAATTGCATGGGTTACTCCTGAGAGGTCTTGTCTGGCTGCTGCAGCCAGTTCATCAGGGCGGCCCGCACGGCTTGCCCGTCGTTCTGTTTGCCGAGTTGATCCAAGGGGACCAGGTTCGACTGCACGGTAAGCACATCCCCGCCCGGCATACGTGGCAGGTTTTCCTTCACGCGCCCTTCGTTACGGGTGACAAAGCCGTTCTGCGACATGGTGCTGAGATATGCGGCCCGACCAGCGCTGTCAGCTCTGAGGAATGCCTCTAGAGAGAACTCGGCGTAGTGCTTGATTCGGTCAACGGGAGTGAGGAGCCGTTTGTTTACGCACTGCTCAATGGGTGCCGTGTAGGACATGATGCAGTAGGTCAAGAAGGCTATCTGCTGCTGCTCAAGCCCCGTGCCCCAGTTGCTGCCCTTGTCGGTCTTCATGACCATCCAAGGAGGCACGCCGAACCAACGGCAAATCTCTTCGATGCTATGCCCGCGAGACTCCAGCAACTGAGCGTCGACTGGATTGATGCCTATCGACTCTGGCGTAATTCCATCCTCGAGCACAGGTGACTCGCCAGCATTCAGCGCGCCGCTGATGGTCCTGACGTACTTCCGAAATTCGTCCCGCTGCTCCGGCTTTAGGACACGATTAACCTTGAAGGCCACCGTGGGCATCATGCCGTTCTTGAAAGTCCCGTTGGCCGCATCATCCGCAGACATCGCGGCACCAAATACATCAGCTCCGTAACGGATCGCCGACAATCCAACTTTGCCATCAAGGGTGAATGCTGGGATGTGAAGCATGTTCTCGCGCTTGATTTCTCGGCGCGGCCCCTTCTTTGGCGTGAACCAGTACCGCAGCCGTCCATCGTCGTCTGACTCTGGCTTCACGCGGCCCGGTAGCAGAAAGTCGATTGCGATGACCCGCCCAGCGCTTCGATGAATCTCGCAGTATGCGTTACCCCACAACAGCATTGAAGCAACCACGGACTGCCAGAAATGGAAGGCCGTCATATCCTCGTTCGGGCTGTTGTGCACGACGTCATATAGCGGGAAATCACGAGCACTCTCGCGCCCCCCGTCCGCCTGGCGCCTGTAGATACTCAACGGAAGCCCCGCTACCGACATGGAGATGATGCGGACACAGGCCCATACAGCCGAGAGTCGCATGGCATTGTCGACGCTAACAGACTTGCCGCTACTTGATTCGGAGCCAAGGAAGCTTCCCCAAAAACCACCATCGGAGAGGCGGATAGTTTTGTCGAACCAGCTCCCAACGCTCGCCGAGGGGCGCGTGGCCGCGCGGCTCATCGCGTGCTTTAGGGATTTATTCACTGGTCATTCCTCGCCGTATGAAGCCCGCAGCACAGAACATGGAGAGAGCGCCGGCAAGCAGCGCCCAAGCAGTCCCTGCTAGCATCCAAACGCCTGCGCAGAGCAGGCAAAAACCAGCCAGCGAGGCGAGTAGAAAAGCAGTCAATGCGCTCATGCGATCAGGGGATTCCGTATTGCGTTCATGAAATCGTCGTCATCCGCTTCTTCGGACTCGACGGCGGATACTCCGATGGCCATCAATAGCGCGGCCATGTCATCGATCTTGTCAGCGCTGCGTTTCTTGTCGGGCGCCATGTTCAGGTTGTCATCACGCCGAGCGATCAAGTTCGAGGCGCACCAGTTCAGGATTGGGTCGCCGCCATGGGCGAGGTTTCCTGATATGTACGCTCGCTCAAGGGTCTGCATGGCCGGATGGTAGGAGCGAGGCCCCTGAATGAACTCCATCATCGGCAGTTCTGCCGCCATCAGGCGGTTCACCAAGTCACTCGCGTTCCATCGGTCGTAGGCGATTACCTGAACATTGAATTTCTCGCAGACATCGCACACGTCCTTCTCGATCACCGCATAGTCAGTGACGTTGCCTTCGGTCTGCTTCAGCAGGCCCGACTCAACCCATGACTGATACGGCACGGTCCCGCGCTCGGTGCGATACGCTACTGCGCTTTCTGGAGCCCAGCGCCAGCCGTAGGTGTAGTAAACGCCTTCGACCAGCCACACCAGGCGAAACGCGCAGAGGTCCGCAGTGCTGGCAAGGTCAAGTCCGCCCCAGCACGGGAACTCACTCAGCCACTCAAGATCAACCTCGCCGCCGCACGCTTGGAACTTGTTAAGGTCGACCCAGCCATCGGCAGTAGATGCCGGCCGGTTTAGGCGCTTGATTCGAAACTCTGCCAGCTTCGATGGCATCTGCTTGGCTTCGACAGCCTCCTTGCGGATGGCCGCTAGCAGGTGCGGGTTCACGTCCATCAGCGGGTTGGCTTTGATCCAAACCCGCTCATCAAACTCTTCATCAGCCTTGATGCCTGCTGATTTGTCTTCTTCGTCGACGGCGTAGAACACCACGAGGAAGTGGTCAGCGGTTGTTCCAAAAAGGCCCGCCAAGAGCTTCTTTGCAAACATCCGGATTTCGGCCCAAGGGCCAGGGTTCGTGTATCCCTCGGTCGTGGTGTACAGCCAAAGCGGGTTGCTTCGCGCACCAGCGGCAGAGGTCAACACGTTCAGCAGGTCGGCTGACTTGTGAGCATGGATCTCATCAAGGCCGACGTGCGAAGGGTTCAGACCATCTTGCGTCGATGCTTTGGCATGGATCGGCTTGAACGTCGCGCCTGTTTCGGCACGGCTGATCGCCTTGGCCCACACCTCAAGGCCGAAAGCCTCACGAAGATCGGCGGTCTTCTCGACCATCCGTTTCGCCGTGTTGAAGATGATCGAGGCCTGAGGAAAGGTCGTTGCGGCGCTGATTACTTGTGCGCCCTCTTCCGGCTCGCAGCACTCGCAATAGAGGAGGATGCCCGATGACAAGGTCGACTTGGCATTCTTACGAGCTACAGCGAACAGGGCTGACGTATACCGGCGTGGTCTGAAGTAGCCCCAACCCTCTATCTCTTCGCCTTCTCGCTTGCGAAAGCCGAACAGCTGCACAACAAAGAAGATGTGCGACGGGTGCATCACTATTTCAGGCTTATCCCACTTCCCTTCTACGTGCGGCAGCTTCTCGATAAAGTCGCACGGGTCATTGGCGTGCCAGGGGTCGAAGATGAACGGGCAGTCTTTGCGCTTAGCTCGCTTCAAGTCATCAAGGAACCGCTGTGCGGCTTGGCGAATCAGCTTGCCGTGCTTCTTGCGCTTCTTGTCTGCAAGCGCAGCCCGGGCGTAATCCGTCGCGATCTTTACGTAGTCGCGACCATTTGCCATTTCTCTATGCCTTTTGGGGTCTGCCGTTTCCGGAGAACTTGTTGCCTGCCGGCTTCTCGCTCCCAGACGCAACCTTGCGACGACTTGCCGGAGTCATACCGAATTCCGAGAACAACGCCTTAAGCGCCGTATCCTCTGCGGCCGTCATCTCCATGCCGGCCTTCGCTTTCATGCGGAAGCGCTGCCAGGAGAAGCACAGCTGCTCAAGTGAAAACAGATCGACCACCTGCAGAACGCGGGCCGCCACCAACTGAGGACCTAGCCTGTTCCACATATCCGCGCCATCGGGGTTTAGGTGGATTGGAGCCTCTGGGAAATCTTCAATCAGGTCGTACTCTGGTGCATCCGGCACTTCTCGATCCGGACGGCTGGTGCCTTGCAGGACCTTGAGGTGCGGAGCGGTGGGCTTGCGTGCCATCTCGCTACCTCAACTTTTCGAATATGAATTTTGACCGTGTGAAAAAGTGGCTCCCCCCGTCGTTCGGGAGTCGAATAACGCCAGACTTTTGACCCCCCTACCCAACATGTCTTCCGCCCAGGCGGCCCGACGTCAATCCGACGCGCTCGCCAATACGGTTGTGACATGACCTACACAGTGCGCGCAGGTTGTCCCAATCCAACCCAATATCCGGGTTAGTCTTGTATGGCTTTATGTGGTCAGTGATATCGCTGGCTGCGTTACTGCAGCACTCGCACACAGGGCGGTGCTTCCGGTAATAGGAACTGAGCTTCTTCCATCGCTCGGTCTTGTAGAAGCTGTCTGACTCGTCCCGCCTCTCGTTGTACTTGAGGTGTACTTCCTTCCTTTGCTCGGCTCTCGCTGCATCGACAGTGCGCTTGTGTGTGATGCAGCGGTGAGAGCCGGGCGCTGACGGCTTCTTGCATCCAGGCTCGGAACACATACGGGATGGACGTACCGGCATATCTACCTCTTCAGCCACGCCACGAGACGACACAGCAGATGCGTATGCTTACCCGTTCGGGCTATGCTTACCCGTTCGGGTTATATCGCCACAGGCGAGGCAGACGAGCCTGCAAGAAGGAGGCACAGGCGGCTTGCTAACGTCCATGCCTTCTCCCCTTCCACGCTGTTCTCGCTGCCATCCACACCTCTTTCCCGATGATCACAGCGATACAGGCTGCGATGCGGAGGAGTAGGAGGATGGCGTGGAGGCGTCTCACTGTCGGCGCCTGCGTTCGTGCCCATCCCATTCGATGGGGTGCCGTAGCACCTTGCTCATGTTCCCGCCGCAGCGCATTAGCGAGGCAGCGAGGACGGCCAGTAGCAGGACCAGTGGCCATGCCTGATAGGGAATGCGCAGATCGCCGGACACGATGTAGATCGCAGTGGCGCCGCAGCAGGCCATGATCAGGGCGGCCATGACTGATACGTCACGACGAAACCGGGCATCGCCTCTCTGGTAGGTGAACAGGCGAACGAACATCACCAGGCAGAGGATCAGGGTTGCGTAGGTCAGAGAGTTAGCCATCTAAGCCACCATCGATGGGCGAGCGCCCTTTGCGCTTTAGGGCTGCTAGGGAAATCGTTACCACCATCAGCGATGCGCCGAATGCTGCAGGCGCTGGCATTGTGAATGGCTTGATGCCCCATGCTTCGATACCAGTGATCGCGGGCGCCAGTAGGTAGCCCATCACGAACGAGATCAGGAAGTACGCCAGCCTCTCGGGCATCTGCAGTTCTTTGGAGCTGATGAAGTAGATCACCGAGCCACACAGCGAGCCGACAGCAGCAGCGCTATCCACTCCAGCGAGCACGCCGGCAATGCCTGCCCCGAACGCGCCGGCAACTGCGATACCGGTAGAAGTCGGTTCAGCCATAGGGAATGTCCTGGGTGTTTACGAATAGGTCCGGCCTCACATGCAGCAGCCATCCGCCTATGAGCAAGGAGGCAGGCATGGGGCCGGAATAGGGTTGCACTGCATTGCACATTAGGCCGCGTAAGCTGCCGTGGCGCTGTACCTTAGTGCGCGATGCGGTGCGAATAAAAATCCGCGCGATTTGTGCATTACCATTTTCGTGGAGTCACGCAAATGGTCAGAGGCATGGCGGATGTTTTGAATTGGTGCGCTGGGTAGGTGAGCCCTTGTCGAACCGTTCGCGCATAACGACGAAGCCCCGACCAGATTGCTCTGTGCCGGGGCTTCATTTGTTCAGTGTCATTCCTTAACGCGTAAATCGGTCAGGATGGGTGGATATTGGCTCAATGGTTTACTGAATGCAATAGGCAATTGCAAAAAACTTCACGTTCTTACGGATTCCTACCAATCAAGCAGCCTGATCAGCAAGAATCCCCTCGGCCGCGAGGATTTCATGAGCCTCAACCAGCGCTAGATCCACCTGACGCTCCAGATCCCGGCGAATGTCCCGGCGCCATCTCTCCAGCGTCTTCTGCGGGCGACCGTCTTCATCCCAGTTATCAAGCACGTACCAGCTGGCGGGCAGTACGTTGGTCGAGCGCTTGCCATCCGCGCCTGGAAGTTTCGGGAATGCCCAGGTAGCAGTCGCACATTCAACGAACCGCTTTGGTGCTGGTGACTTCACCCGGCCCGCAACAGCCATCATGGCTGCGTGCTTGCGATCAAGGTGAGTGCTGTACTTCGAGGTCAGCGCATCCCATAGGTGAGCCGGCAACGCCTTGTGGAGACGGCCATGGACCCAACAGTCTGTGAGAAAGGCTTCTTCCTTACCACAGATCGCGCCCGGCACTCGAGCGGCCTGCACCTTCGGTTGAAAGTCACAGCCGCCAGCTGAGTTGATCACTTCGCTCGCCAGGGCGCGCACTACTGCGGAAACCACGTTCTGATAGATCATGCTGCTGCTCCCCGTGCTGCTGCCGCATCGCGGCGAAAGAAGGTACCGCCGACGCAGTGAATCAGCGCCCGCTTGCCATTTGCGTAGGTGATCTCATGCGTTGCCGTCCAGCCGCTGAGCGACCCGGCGTTGTACCCCATGTTCATAAGCGAGCTGGTTCCGACCGAATGGGCGCCATCGATGATCCGGGCGCCGTGGCCGTGGCCGTGCGTCACCTTGGCGCCGACCGTTGCGAATGCCTGGGTGCTGCCGCGAGCACCGTTCGGCCCTTTGTCGCCGTGGTTGCTAAAGTCGATACCGAAGCGCATGAACGACTCGTCGGGCTTCAGCCACTTCACCCGATCGGCAGCACTCATCAGCTTGTCCATCCAATACTTGAACGGGTCGCAGTAAGAGCCGTCGACGATGGCGCGCAGCATCACAGCCTTGGTTTCGTGGAACACGAGCGTGTTCTCGATATCGAGGGCGTTCTCGGATTTCTCCAGCCACTGCCGGAAGTGATCGTGATGGTTCGAGTTCACCATGATCGTCTGGTCGGCGAAGGTAGCTAGGTCATCGACGTGGCGCGCAGTCTTCTTCAGCTCATGCAGGACGCTTGATGTGCCGTCGATGTGCCGCTTGAACTTCTCGAAGAACTTGTTGTGATGGCTGGCCGAGCCGAAGTTCAGCACGTCATGCAGAACCAGATGTTTCGGCTGCACTATGCCGGCAAGCGCTCTGGTTGCCTCTGTGACGACCGGGTCGGCCATCTCGGCATGAATGTCGCCCATCGTCAGCACTTCAGCGCGCGGCGCCTTTTCAGGCCCTTTCACGGTGTACTTCGTGTCGAGGTCGATAAAGCTGCCGTCTTTCATCGGGCAGATGTGGCGGAGGTGGTTGTGCGCCCCGTCCACTTCGACCACTACAGCGCCGAGCGTATGGTGGAACTCGCCTTTCTTGCCTGCATTGGTGTCGCTGTAGTTCTCGACGGTGCAGGCGCCCGTGGTCATGACCAGCTTCGCATGATCGCCAAGGCGTGTAGCTACAGACTCAAGGGCGATCTTCGTATGTCCAAGGATTGCCCAGTCACGGCCGGAGACAGTTAGCCAGCCTTGTAGCGGCTTTACGGCTGTCGGCTGGATCTTGATATCAGCCAGAACTACCAGCCCCTTCGCCAGCTTCGTGCGCTCGTGGGTGATGTAGGGCATCAGGCGTGCATCCCACCAGTCGTCGTCCGCCACTTCATCCCGGCGAGTTGGGTTCTTGTAGCGCATTGGAATCACGATCAGCCTGGCACCGCGCAGGGAGCAATACAGCTGCAGGGTCTTGAGAAACCCGGCATGCGCCTTGGTGGCGTTCACTGCAGCCGTGATGACGTAGGTTTCGGCCTTCCCTTCCAGCTCCGGCATATCGATGCCGCGCGTCTCGTTGTAGATGTGCCCGCATCCGGTGCAGCACAGGCGGCGATTAGTGCCGCGGTATGAGTGAAGTCTGCTGCCTGTGTTCAGGCACTTCGGACATGCGAGCATTCGATTCCCCCTCAGAATTCTTCAATTGCCCAGCCGCCGCCCGCCTTTTTGGTCTTGGCGGTTACGGCGATGATGCGGAACGGGTATTGGTCGGCGGCGATCTTGGTCTTTGCTCGAGCGTCGTCCTGCCAGTAGCCCTTGACCTCGTGAAGCTCCATCGAGCCGTCGGCGAGCATCACGGCGAAGTCGGGCGTGTAGAACGTCTTGTCTGCCAGGCGCAACTTGATCCCTTCGAAGCGGTACCAAACGATCTCGCCGGCAAACTTGCGGGCCTCAAGGTGCTGGCGGTAAGCCTCCTCTGTCTTGTTGAGCTGGCCGACTGGGAGGCGTCCCAGGGCTTGCATGCGTCTGGCTGCAGTCATCTACTCCCCCTCGCCTTCAGAGCCGCCACAACGGCAGGTCGCGCACTCTCCGGAACAGCTGCCAGCAGTACCCGACCCTGCCGATCCCTCTCCGGCCCCTTGAGGTCGCGCACCTTCCACCTGATGAGGCAGGCCTGCTTGTCCGCGTTGATCAGCGCCCGATCCGCTGCTGGCAATGAGGCCAGATTGAATGAGCCATTCCGCCCCGAGGCCGTCATACGCAGCTCCATCGTTTCCGTTCTGTCCAATCACATCGATTCGAGATACCTTCATGCCAGTTCCGCCTTCTCGGCCTCGGTGCGGTAATCCAGGGTGTTCTGCTGGCCGAAGTCAGACGGCAATCGGTCCTCGGCCAACTTCGCGTAGCCCTGAATGTCGTGCCAGTTGTCGGCGTAATTCGGGTCGCCGGAGAGGATGCGACCCACCTTGTCTGCGATGACCTCGAGCGACTGCTTCTGCACATCGGTCAGGCGGTCCCAGCCAGCCTCGGCGCACATGGCGCGCTTCAGGCTCTGGCAGATACGGGCGTGGTCGGTGAAGTCGCCGTAACGGTTGCCGCGCTCTGCTAGGGTCTGTTCGATAGTCATGCCGCCTGCTCCAGTCCGATCAATTCCATGACCCGCGCCGGTAGCGTCAGGCCCATATCAAGCAACTGCAGGGCGCAGTCGCGGATTAGTGTTTCCTGCTTCCCGTAGGCCAGTTCGAAGCGGGCCTTGAATGGGTGAACCGCAATAAGGCCGGGGGCGCCGTAGCCGTCTTGGTGATGGCCGGCGCAGAGACCGAGCACCATCCAATGCGCGTCAGGCTTGGTGCGGCCGTCGCAGTGGTGGATGCTCACGGAGGGGTTGAATCGCCCGTCTTTCTGGCAGGCGATGCAGCCGATGCGCTGAGCCAACAGGTCGTGGTAGCGCTTCTGCTCGGCAGATGGACTACGGCCCTTCATGCTGCGGCCTCCCACTGCTCGGGCATCTCGTCCTTCGGCTCGCGCCAATCCACGCCACGCTCGGCGCCGAAGCTGTACATGAACTCAATCAAGTCACCCATCTCGGCTACGGTCATGCGGCGGGTCGATACGCCAAGCATCACGACGCCCCCGCCAATGCCGGCAGCCATGCGGACTTCCTGGCGGCACGCGGCGGTCATCAGGGCTTTCCAGTCTTCTGCGTCCAGGCGCTGCATAACGCCGTTTACGGGCCATTCGACCTGACGGGCTATGTCGGCCAGCATCGACCACAACTTTGCGTTCTGCTGCAGCGTGCGGCGGCTCTTGACCGGGCGCACGATGATCTCGACGGCCTGATCTGCAGCCAGCTCGAAGGCGAACAGGTAGGCCAGCTTTGCAACGTCGCGGACACGCTGCCGGCCAGCTGCCCAGAAGTGGCGCGGCTTATGGATTACGTCACCCATTGGCCACCTCCCGCAGCAGGTCCAGCTTCGCCCGCAGCTCGATCAACTCCAGCGCCTGATCGCGGTAAACCTCGATATGCCTTGCGTGCTGGGCGCGCAGCTGCTCGTTCTCCAGCTCCAGACGGCGCAGCTTGGCCTTTTCGAGTACGGTCATACGGGAATCAGCCACGGCGGCGCGCCTCCATCTGATCGTGGTCGTCCTGGCATTCCTTGCAGCGCACGGCGTTCTTGACGGCATGTAGCCGGCGCGGGTCGATGTCCTCGCCGCAATCCAGGCAGTCCGGCCGGCTTTCGCCAGTCATGCGCGACAGCACCATCGCAACGCCACCGATACGATCCGCTTCCTCTAGGCCAGAGGCGCGGTCTGTTACGTCGGGGGCTGTGCGGGCCTGCTCGAAGGCTTCTGTCATCTCCATGTAGTCGGTCATGCTGCAGCCCTCCGGCGCTCGGCACGCTTGACGCGGACCTTGGCGAGCAGGTTGCGAATGCGCATGCGGTTCATGGATGTCTCCTGCAGGGGTTCCATTTGCTCGAGCCGTGCTTCGAGAAGTTCGTTGATGTGCTTCATGTGCGGCTCCCGTAGCGACCGGCCAGGGAGGCGACTTTTGATGGCTTGGCCGGACGGTCTTCTGGCTCTTGCCAGCCCGCGGCTAGGTTGTCGAAGCGGTTGATCTCGCCACGGAAGGACGCGCGAACGGTTCCGGTTTCAATGTCACGGCCCTTGCCGATGATGATTTCGGCGACGCCGCGGTATTCGCTGTTCTCGTTGTAAACCTCGTCGCGGTAGACGAAGAGGATCACGTCAGCGTCCTGCTCAATGGCACCGGACTCGCGCAGGTCAGCCGGAATCGGGCGCTTGTTCGGGCGCTCTTCGCATTTGCGGGAGAGCTGGGAGAGCATCACCACCGGGATCTTCAGCTCGCGAGCTAGCAACTTGGCGCCGCGGCTCATGGCGCTCACTTCCTCGGTGCGGTTACCGCTACCGCCGTTGCCGTCCAGAAGCTGCAGGTAGTCGATGACGATCAGGTCAAGGCCGCGGCGCATCTTGTGCTTGCGAGCGATTGCCCGAATGCGGTTCATGGTCAGACCGGCCCGGTCGGCAATGGCCAGGCGAGCACGCTTGATCAACCCACCGGCTGCAATCATCTGAGAGCCGTAGTCAAATGCCGCGGTGCCGTTCTTGATCAGCTTCAGCGGAATCTTTCCCTCTGCCGCCGTCATCCGGTCCATCAGCTGGCCCTTGCTCATCTCCAGACTGAAGACGAGAACCGACTTGCCCTGACGGATAGCGGCATCAGCGGCAAATCCCATTGCTAGCGTGGTCTTGCCCATCGCGGGGCGCCCGGCGACGATGATCAGTTGCTCTGGCTGCAGGCCTCCAGTCACTTCGTCCAGATCAGCAAGGCCGGTAGAAAGGCCTATCAGTGTTTCGCCGCGGGTGTGCCGATCCTGCCGCTCCTGCCAGACTTCAACCTGCTCGTTGAGGATGTCAGCGGCCATGACCACTTCGTCGTCGCCGACGCCGGTCTGAATGGCCATCGCCTCTGCTTGGGCTGCAGCAACCTTGTCGGCCACATCCTGATCGCTGCAGGCGATCTCGTGGATACGCTCGCCGCAGGTCATCAGGGCGCGCTCAGTGGCCCGATCTGCGACGATGCGGGCGTAGGTCGAAGCGTTGGCGACGCTCGGGGTGTCCTTGTGCAGGGTGGCCGTGTAACCCAGGGCGAAATCGCCGCTCTGCAGGGTGCCAATGTGCTCGGCGACGGTCATGTAGTCGACGCCTTGGCCCTTGCCATGCATCTCAAGGATTGCGCGGAACACTTCCTCGTTGTCGGCGAAGTAGAAGTCGCTCGGGGTCAGGCCATCGCTCAGGGTGTCAATCAGCTCGGGGCGGATCATCATCGCGCCAAGGACGCCCTGCTCGGCTTCGAGGCTGTAGGGATCATGCATGGTAGTTACCCTCTACGACCTTCACGAAGTTGGACGGGCACAGCAGCCAGTCGAAGCTGCAGCGGAAAGGCTGGCCATCGCGGCCCTTGGTCTTGCCCATCAGGAAGTCGCTGCTGCGTACCGATTCGAAGAAGTCACGCCAGAAATCCAGATCCTGGTGAACCTCGCTGTCGTTCCAGCGGGCTTTCACGGTGGCCTGGCGGCCCTTGTTGATCAGGACGACGGTTGGCAGCTCGGGTAGCGTCTCGTTGAACAGGTCGGCAATCGCTTGCACTGGAACCGAAACCTTGCGGGGCGACTTGGCGACAGGTGCGATAGCACCTTCCTGATTGGTGTCCTGATTACTGGTATCCTGATTTGTCGGAGATTTTTCCGACCCTTCTCGGAGATTTTTCCGACCTACATCGGAGATTTTTCCGAGGTCATTCGGATATTTTTCCGACCCATCTACACCGCGATTCCATGTGCGGCCCTTGTCGGTCAGGCGGACAAGGGTGATGCCAGCAGTGTGAGAAAGATCAATCACACCGGCCTGCTCAAGCTGCTTCAGGAGGCGGTAGGCGGTATCAGGTTTATCGGTGAGGATCGGCAGCTCTTCGACGATCTTCGCTTTGCTGAGCGCGTAGAAGACGCCCTTGTCGTTCTTGATAGGCTTGGCCCAGCTCGGGCACTCATAGACGAATGCGAACAGCAGGGCTTGCTGAGCATTCAGGCCCCACTCTTGGGACTTGGTCTGGCTAATGGTCAGGGTGTACTGCATGTCAGTTGCCCGCCCCGCGAAAGTCGATGACCTTCACGCCTTTCCAGCTGTTGCACGGAGCGCACAGGGTCTGCAGGTTGTGCAGGGAGGTTTCCCCGCCCTTGCTCTCTGGAATCACATGATCGGCGCGGAGGTTGTGGTGATCGCCGCAACGCAGGCAGCGATATGCGTCACGCTCGAAAACGTAGGTGCGCAGGGCTTGGCTGATGACGGCCTTCTTCGGCGCAGGAGCGCGATCGTTCGCCCAGGTCAGCCACTTTCCGCTGTGCTTCTTGCTGTAGGCGTTGGCGATGCGCTCAGCGCAGCTACCGCAGACGCCGGCCCCGTCAACACACAGCGAGTACTCGTAAATCGAGGCCTTGCTGTTCTCACTGTCGTCCCCGCAGACCGGGCAAGAGCCGATCAGTCTGGAGGGCTGGATATTCTGATTTGTCATGTGCTAAATTCCTTCCTGTGTTTTAGTTGTTCCGAAGCCCGGTTGCCTCCGGGCTTTTTTTCGTCTGCAGAATCAGGTACTGGATAAATCCTCACCCTCCCCGCTTCGCTTACCTGTCCGATCCGTTGGTCCTAAGATGGGAACCATGGAAACCACTGACAGGGATGTCTCTTATGCAACTGCCGCAGAACTACCCGGCTCGTCTTCACGTTTGGCGATCAACTTCCGGCGAGACTCTTTCTCAAGAACGCACTGCATCGGGTAGGAAAAACCTCCTGCTGCACGGCACTGGGAAACTCGGCCGCCGCTGACACCAAGCGCATCTCCAATGGCTCGACCCGAGCCAAAGAACGCCAATGCTTCGTCGAATGTCATTTCAGCTCTCCGCTATTTGTGCGGTCAGTTTAGGCATCTTAACACGCAAAGGCAAGGAATCTAAACAACGTAAGCCTTTAGAATCCTAAACATGGAATTCAAAGACCGATTGACTCAGCGTCTGAAGGAAACCGGCCTGACTCAGAGCGAGCTGGCCAAGCGGATCAACGTCTCAAGAACGACGATCACTTTCTGGAAGACCGGCGTGAACAAACTGAGCGGCGAGAACCTAATGGCGCTCGCCAAGGCGCTCCGCTGCTCTGCTCACTGGCTCGCTACGGGTGAGGGCGCGCCCGTTCCCGAAGGCCTGAGCCTGGACAAGCCATGGCTGGATATGAATGACGCCGGCAACGTCGAGCAAGGCCCGCCAATCGTCAGCCCGTATCGTGCTATCCCTATCGTCGGGACCGCGCAGATGGGCGCAGAGGGATATTGGTATGCCCTGGATGAAGGGGAAGGCGTCGTTGACGTGCCATCCAAAGACCCTGGCGCCTACGCCCTGCGCCTGCGCGGCGATTCGATGGCTCCTGCTATCCGTTCGGGCTGGATCGCGGTCTGTGAGCCAAACGGAAGGCTTGTGCCGGGTGAGTACGTGATGATCCGGCTAGTCGACGGCGAATGCATGCTCAAGGAGCTGCTGTACGCCAACGACGTAGAAGTCAGCGTGATGTCGCTCAATCCCGCATACAGCCGGCGCACGATTCCGATGGAACAGATCGAGCAGATGCACTACGTCGGCCACATCGTGGCGCCTAGTAAGGTTAGGGTTTGAGGGCTGGCCAAGCTAGACGGTCAATTAAGGAAGTGATGATGAAAAAGCCTTTAATCGAACCGCGATTCGTCGGAGCGCGATTCGACGATCACAGCATTCCGCTCGAACTGTTGAAGGACCTTTCCGTCCTGGAGGAATTCGTCGTTGCGGTTGCAAAATGGAAATATGTGGAATCCCATGGGCGGATGCGAACACCTAAGGGTTTTACAGACCCTTTATCCATAAGCCTCACCCAAATCAAAGAAGGCAGCGCGGTCCCGGCTTTGCAAATTGAGTACGCGGATGCCACAACCGGACTATTTCCGGCAGCAAACGAGGATTATTTCTTTCAGGCGGTGCATGCTATCGGGAATGCGATCGACGCAGCAGAGCATAACGAATCAATAACGGACCATCTCCCTACTGCGCTGCTCGGCTATTTCGATAGATTCGGTCGAGGTCTCAGGGATGGGGAGGTCTTAGAGTTCCGCCCAGGCGAGAATAGGCCGGCGCGGTTGACCAAATTGACTCGTCGCCGACTGTTGCTAGCGTCCCAGAACGAAGTGCTGTCCGATGAAATCGTGGTGCGCGGCACTATCCCTGAGCTCGATCAGGTTAAAATGACTTGCGAGCTACTGATGGCCGATGGCCGCAAAATTATGGCCAAGGTTGACCCCATCCATTTGGATACGGTTCTGGAGGCGACCAATGGATATCGATCTGGCACGAAGGTTTCGATATCTGGCTTAGGTCGCTTTGACCGCCACGAAAGACTACAATCCGTTGATGTTATTGAGGACGTTGCGATCATCGAGTCGATAGATCCGCTAGCACGACTGGACGAACTCCGGCTTCTTAAACCAGGCTGGCTGGACGGTCACGGTCTCGTTCCCGCCCGCGCTGACTTCGATTGGCTCGAAAACTTCTTCAAAGATTCGTACCCGCCGACCCTGCCTAGCCCCTATATCTACCCGACAGAAGAAGGCGGCATCCAGCTTGAGTGGCGCACCGGAAATCAAGACGTAAGTGTCGAAATTGATTTTCCCGCCAAGATGGCAGAGCTCCATGGATTGAACACAGAGACCCACGAAGAAACCCTCCGAGAGCTTTCGCTTGTCAAATCTGAGGATATAGGCATTCTGGTAGCTTTCGTGTCGCAAGCCGCCAAGGGAGAAGTTTGATGGACAACGACACTCTTCTTCTGCGCCAGATCAACCCTAGCTTCATTCAGGACGGGAAGATCACTTCGCAGGCTTTTAGTCCAACACCAAAAGACGACAAAAAGCTGTCTTGCTATGACGGTGATCAAATAAGTGCGAATGACGCGCATGACCACTTCGTCAATACGTTGGGGTTCCGATCAATTGGCGTTACGGCGGTTACCGTATCCGAATGCGCTGATCTTGACCTGCCAGCCGAGCCAGATCCCGAGCCCTTCAAAGAGCACGTCGTTATCAATTTTGAAGGCAACGGGAATGGCGATATAAAGCGGAAAGCGAAAGTCCTTCGATCGATAGCCGAGAGGCGGGACTGGATATTCCAGCCGTAACCCTCGAACCCAAGCCCCGCACCTAGCGGGGCTTTTTGTATCTGCCGCACCCCTCTCCTACTTAGGTCTGAGCCAGTTCTTTACATGTGGCAACCGGCCACCATGTTTCCTCTTGCCCGGTGAAACCCTCACAATTACTGTGTGGATATCCAGCAGTAAGGAGGACCACAATGAATCGGATGCAACCCCACGCCATCACGCACCACTGCCAGGCATCGGCCTATAGCCGCTTGGTGCGACGGGTTAACCTAGCCCTGACGGCACCAACAGCGCAGCGCGAGCGCCAAGCCAATCTCAGGCCGGGCCCGGATGATCGCCAGGATGACTGGGAGCGTCTTCTCGACGAGATCGAACAGGCAGACAACGTGACCATGCGCCGAAGGCCAGATGGAAGCGTGCACGTAATCTGGACCGGATCAGAACGCTGACACCCAAGCCCGCCCTTGCGCGGGCTTCTTTTTTGGCTCGCTGTTAAGTTTTCTTTAAAAACTTGTTGACGCTTTTTGTTTAGTTCTCTAAATTCTCACCCATCGAAGCGAAACACAGCGACGACAGGCCGAGAGGCCTCGGGGCAACCCGAAAGCTCTTTAGTGGCACGCAACACGACAGGCAGCGATGAGTCGGCCTTAACGACTCAGAGGGTTGGCAACTGACCCAGGTGTGCAGCGTAAAGCACCAAGAACAGTTTTCCGGTGGGCAGGGTCCGCGACCGGATGGAAAGACTTAAGAGATTACCCGGCCGCCACGGTGGCCGGGATGCTCTCCAGGGAGCCTTCACAGAGGGCTTCGCGGAAAGCAGCAAGACCCAAACCAAGGAGAACCACGATGGACACAATCCAAATTGATGGTTGGCAAGGACGCCTTGGCGAAGGCCTGGCACCGCGCCAGTTGCTGGCCGTTCTCTGGGCAGCAACAGACAAGACGGCAAAGGAAATCGCTCGGCTGATGGACTGCAGCCACTACACCGTCAAGCAGCAGCTGGACGACGCCCGTTTCAAGCTGGGCAACCAGCGCACCACTCGCGGCCTCTGCCTGGAAGCCATGCGCCGGGGAATCATCGCTCCCCTGGTACTGGCTCTGCTGGTAGGCGCAGAGCACAACCCGCAGGTCCGCCCGGCACGCCGGCCAGACGCGCCGAGAGCGCAGACGGTAGCGCGGATCCAGCGATTTGAAGAAGCCCAGCTCGCCGCATAGCGCGCAACGGAGAACGGAACATTCACTGATGGCCATTCGCGAGAGTGGCCATTGGGAAGACAACCGAAACGAACTACTAAGGATTCCTTAGCACTTCAAGGAGGCACGTATGAAGCCCACCAAGCAACCATCGCCACCCCGCCCCGCCCTATCGCTAGTACCCAAGGACAGGGGCACAGAGCAATTTCCGTATGGGAAGCAGGCGTTAGGAAAGCGCGCCGATCTGCCTTTCACGGTGGGCCGCTGAGATGGAAATAAACGACAGAGATGTCGAGTTCGCCAAGCGCCAGATCGGCCGGCAGCTCACCGACTTACGCAACTGCGGCGACCGGGAAGGCGTTGATGTGCTAGGGCCTCGCTGCCTTGGATTCATTAGCGCGCTGGCCATGGTTGGCGTCATTACCCAGCACGAATACATGCGGATCAGCACCCTAGCGAACAACGCTTGGGCATACGCCGCCAAAGACACAAGGAGATAGCCATGGAATGCGATTTCGACACCCTCAGCGATTTCTTCAGCGCCGAGCAAGGCCCCGCCCTGATTCACGGTGCAGCGCCGTTCACCCCGCTGGAGTGGCGCGAGACGGTCAGGATGGTATGCCGCGATGGCCGCGCGCTGCCCGCCCTGACCCATCGCTACCACGCATGGCGTGAAGAGTCGGCCTGCGGTTGCGCTAGCCGGTACTGCACCCAGCATCGGAAGGCCGCGTAATGCGGCGCTTCACCAAGCCGATGCGGGGCTGCCGGATCTTCACCAGCGACAAGCACATGACCCTGCCAGCCGGAGAGCTGGTTGGGTGGTGCGAGAAGGTCGACGGGAACATCTGCATTTACAAGCCGCCCTGCTCGAATGACCTGCATCGGATCATCTGGCGGTTTAGCGACGGGCCGAATCCTTGGTTTGAGTACTCGGCCTAACCCATGGGCACCCATCAGCACATAGGAGGATGAGATGAGCTTGCGCGAACAGGGCTTCAGCTTCTGCATCAGTCCAGACAAGACCGAAGGCAGATGGATTCACCCGGCCGAGCGGATCGCCTACTACAGCGACTGGGCGGACGTTACTGACTGGCCGAGTGAAGAGCTGGTCGAGTTTCTAATGGGGCCAGCGCAACAGAGCCTGTTCGCAGCATGACCCCCTATCACGGCTTACTCCTCCTCACCGCTATCTGGATCGTATGGATCATTGCTGAGTGGTGGGGGAGGAATTACGTATCACATCCGAGCGCAGCGGACCTTCGGGATGCCTGCGACAGGGATAAGCCGGTAGTGCCCTGATTGCAGAAAAACACCGGCAGCCATTGGCGGGACTCCACTACACCCCGTTGAGACGGCCGAGTCGCTCCCGTAAGGAGCGTGTATCGGAGAGCGCCTTGCGGGTCAGCAATGACGCCGTGCTGCTCATACAGCAACAGGGCGCTCTACCGATGCAGTGCGGCGTGGCAGCCATAGACACGCAAACAGCAGAAATGCCGGAGCCAGGCGCACCGGGGAAGAAGTCGTCAGAAGGATTACCTTGCGGGCCGGAAGGCCGGGAGTCCTCTTGCGGAGCCACCGCATTGTTAAGGCGCGCCGGAGTGATGCCCGGCCACTGCATCACCCCTTCCCCCGCCCATCCGGGCAACCGAGGTATCCACCATGAAGCACTACGGACCCACAGGGCGCCGCGAACAGCCGTGCCCGGATGACAGCGTTTCCGCGAGGATTCCACGATGAAATTCGAGATCGACCTAGATGAATACCTCCTCTCCGTTGAGGTAACCCATTGCGCAGTCGTTGAACCTGACTATCGGTGCCGGGACAGCGCGGACGATTACTACGGCTACAGCGAGCTTGAATTCACCATCACCAACGGGACTGTCTTCGACGAGGACGGAAACCAAACGGAACTGGGTCGGAATGGCTGCGCAGCGGTTGCCGATGAGCACGCGGAGCGGATTGAAGAACTGCTTTGGACAGAGATCGATGCACGACGCCGGGAGGCAGCATGAGCCACGCACACAGCAAGGCGCTTGAGCTGATAGAGCGCGAGATACGGCGAATGCCCGCTTCGCACTACCCGCGCCCCGACGAGAGCTACGCCACCGGCATGATCGAAATGGCCTACGCCTGCGACCTGATAGCCGATGAGCAGTACCGCATCTTCACGGCGGTTATTCACCAGCTGGCCGATGAGCGCTGGCAGGAAATTCGAGGAGTGGCGGCATGAGCAAGGAAGTGAAGCGGTACGACCCGTTTGGTTACGACGGCCTTAGCGCGCTGATGCATGAGGACGTGCTAGGCGATTACGTCAGTTGGGATGACTACGACGCGCTCCGCACCGAACTGACCGAGGCTAACGCCGATTTCGTGCGCATTGCGAATGAGCGCGAAGCCCTTATCGCTGAGCGGGATCGGCTACGGGAGGACCGAGATAGTCAGCAGCGCGTGTGCATCGCTGAAATGGAGAAGGTCAACCAGCTCCGAGCTGAGGCCGAGGCGCTGAAGAAGGGTGCCGAGCGAGCAGGGATGCGAATCAAGGAATTGGATTTGCTGTTCGGCCGCTACCTGCTAGCCATGAAAGCCGCCGTCATCGACGCAGACCAGCGCGGCGACGAAGAGGGTATGCGCTGGATTTATAACAGCCTGGCAGGCCCCGGAGAGCTGCCAGCAGAGGACGAGATTGACGCACAAGCGTTCTTCGACCGTGAAATCAAGCCGATCAACGACGCAATGGCCGAGCTATTCGCCGCCCTGCAAGGAGCCCAGTCATGACTTGGTATGCGACTGCGTGGGGGCACATGGAAACGATTCGAACGCGCCGCGCCGATGCGGAGCCTGCCGCAATAGCAAAGGCCATCGACGACAGCTACCCGTATTCGCAGCGATCTGGCTGGGCCTACAAGGCGTGGCTGGACGCCAGACGCGACTTCTTCCGCAAGTACAACTTGCCATTGCGCAGAGCGCGCAAGCCTGCGCCAGACCTTTTGCAAGGAGAGCAGCCATGACCCTCAAGAACCTAGCCGGCGCCTTCCTGCTGTATTGCGGAGTGGCGCCTTTCTTAGCAGCTCTCGCCTACGTGGCGTTATTGGGGGGTGTGTGATGGCTAGCCAAAGACAACGATCCCTGCGCTACGAATGGTGGCGGGGCTTCGCAGTGACCCTTGCACTACTCACCGGCTGGGCTCTCGCTCACGGCCTTGCAGATCGAATCACCAACGGGGCGCCGTTATGAGCAATCGCATAAAGCCAGACTATCGCGCCAAGGCCGCGCAGGCGTGCGTCAATTTTGCCGCGGTGCTTGATGAAATTCAGGCAATCAAGCCGCTCATCGCTGAGGCGCTGGAAAAGTGCGAAAAACCGTTTAGCCAGACTGTAGGCAGTATCGGCCCTCATCCAATCACCGCAGAACAAACGCACCTGAGCCGCTACTTTGAAAACGGCGGGAGACTGGATGCCGCCTTCTATGCAGGCGATGAACCTGACGACAACTTCGACAGCGACATAAGCGATTGCCCTGCTTGCCTAGAAGCATATGCCCTCTGCATTCGACGCAAGAGATTAAGGCAGAAGCGAGGGATCGCGCTGCGCTCTGTCCGCTACTACGGGCGCAAGGCGCAAGGAGTTCCAGCATGAACCGCCCCCAATCCCTCCCCTACGACGACACCCCCACAGGCCACTCATTCGCAGCGGCGTGGAGGGTCATCTGGATCTTCTCAGTACCGGCCGCGGCGCTTGTCCTCGGCCTCATCGGTGAGGCGGCGATTCAATACTTCTTCGGATAACCCAACCTACTGACAGGCTGCGCGAGACGCGGCCAGGGAGAACTCATGTCTGAGACAAAGACCCACTACCGCAAGGCGTTTGACTCCCCTTACCTGAGCAGCGCCGATCTGGTCGAGCCGACAGTGCTGACCATCAAGCATGTGCGACTCGACACCGACCGCACCAAGAAGACGAAGGACGTGTTCAACACCGCCTACTTCGTCGAGCGCGAGATCCGGCCGGGCGAACCGCTGAAGCCGATGATCCTCAACGCCACGAACAGCAAGACCCTCAAGCAGCTGACAGGCTCAGCGTTCATTGAGGACTGGCAGAACGTGCGCGTCACGATCTACGTGGATCAGAACGTGCGCTTCGGGAAGGAGGTCATGGAAGGCCTGCGCATCAGCCCGCACACGCCGGAGAAGCGGCAGATCGAGCCGGGAACCAAGGCTTGGGAGAACGCCAAGAAAGCGTATCAGCGGGACGGCAATCTCGACTCCGTGCTGGCCCGCGCCGCAATGACCGAGGCGAATCAGAAGCTTCTGATCGAGGAGTGCCAGGGTGAAGTGGCATGACATTGAGCAAAACACGGATGCGTGGCAGGCGCTGAGAATTGGCAAGGCCACGGCATCCAACTTCGGATGCTTCATGGCGAACGAAGGCAAGGCGTTCGGCGATCCGGCAAAGAAGTACGCGCTGCAGATCGCCCTGGAGATAGCCAACGGCAGGAAAGCCGAGTTCAGCTTCTCCAATGACCACACGGAACGCGGTCACGAGCAAGAGCCTATCGCACGGATGCTTTACGAAGACGAGTTCTTCGTCGAGGTAGGCAACGGCGGGTTCTTCGATCACGGCACCCATGGCGATTCGCCGGACGGGCTGGTCGGAGATGACGGTGGAGTCGAGATCAAGTCGGTCACGGCTGCAGTTCACTACGCCACCCTGAGGCGCGGCTCTTTCGATCCAGCATACCGCTGGCAGCTGATCGGCCACCTGGACTGTACCGGCCGCGACTGGTTCGACTTCGTCAGCTACTGCTCAGAGTTCCCCGAAGCGTCACAGCTGATCGTTTATCGGCTGCACAGGCGCGACTTCATCGACGAGATCGAACGGCTCCGGGCGCGACGCGCGGAGTTCCTGACTCTTGTTCAACAAACCCTAGATAGCATCCCGAGGTAGATATGAACGTTTTTTCCTTCACCGGTAATCTCGGCAAGGACTGCCGCGTAGGTACAGGCCAGACGGCCATGGTCAGCTTCGGCGTCGGCGTGAGGTCGGGCTGGGGGGACAAAGAGCAAACGATCTGGATCGACTGCACCCTTTGGGGCAAGCAAGCCGAGTCGCGGCTCAGCGACTTCCTAGTGAAGGGTCAGCAGGTTGCGGTCAGCGGCGAGCTGGGCACCCGCGAGCATGAAGGCAAAACGTATCTGACCTGCCGCGTGAACACGATCGATCTGGTCGGCGGGAAGCGTGACGAACATCCGCAAGCACAAACAGCGCGGCAGCCGGCACCGCGTCAGGCGAGCCAGCCGGCGCCGCAGGAAGATGATTTCTCGGACGACTACCCGTTCTAAGGAGGCGATCAGATGGGCGTACAACAGGCCTGCATCGATGCATACAGGAAGCATCGCAATCTCAAACTCGCAGCTGTCGACGTAGGGATACCTTGGCAGACCGTTTACGTCCATCTGCGATCGGCAGGAGAGCCGGTCATGGGCGATAAGCTCAAGTATGGATCGGATAAAGATCGGCTCGCAGCGCGTGGCGAGCAGCTTTTTCTAAGTCTTGTTCCTGGCGCGCAGAGCCACAACGAGACGATGTTCCAGAGCAAGATTGATTTCGACGTCCGCGGCCACGGCGTGGACGTCAAAACCTCAACACTGAAGCGCGGGCACAAGGCCTGCAAGCTAAGACGCTGGGCATTCAGCATGAAGAAACAGGAGATGCACGCCGACTTCTTCGTCTGCTTCTGCATGAACGAGAGCGGAGACGACCTGATTAAAACGCTGCTGATCCCAGGCGAAATAGCCAGGAAATACGCGACGGTTTCGCTTTCCGAGCGCGGCGGCAAATGGGACGACTACGCGGTTGAGCCCGGCGACCTGAACGCTTTCTTCGAAGCTCTTCCTTCCAAAAAGTAACCCCGGGCGCCCAGCGCGCCCTCCTCCCCGGTACATCCCAATGCAAGAATTCAAGTACGACCGCGTGCACACGCCGGCCGCGCACGAGGCTGCGCGCCTGGAAATAGCGCAGAAGATGGCAGCGTTTGAGGCTGCCAAGGGACCAGTGGAAACGCTGCCGATTCGCGTAGAGGAAAAAATGATCCCCTACCGCATCACCTGCCCGGAGAAGAAGCAGGCAGCTCTAGCCAAGGCTGTGGCGACCAGAAAGGCGCGCACGGTGGCCGCATGAGCAGGACATTGAAAGGACGGCTTGTCCGGCGCGAGATCAACGGCATCAGCGAAAAGCTCTGCGGCTGCTGCGACGAGTGGAAGCCGCTGGACGATGAGCACTTCCAGTTCATCAAGACGACTGGCGTCTGGCAGTGCTACTGCCGGCCGTGTCTGTACGCGAAGGCTGTAGCGCGGGCGCAGGCTCGCAGGAAGGCAGCATGACACGAGACGAATACCTAAGCCGCGCTCATGAGTTCGCGCCGCGTGGTGAGCGCCTGCCGCACGCCAGGCTGAACGCTGAAACAGTCCGTGCGATCCGCACCAACCGCCGCGGACTCACTGCGCGCCAGTGGGCAGAACAGCTCGGCGTCCACCAGCGGACCATCGACAAAGTGCGCGACTACCGCAGCTGGCGGCACGTCGCCTAGGAGGAGAGATGACTTGCGCAAGCCCACTGACCGGCAGGCGCCGCACGGAATACCGGCACTGGACGCCGGCAGAGGACGCAACACTGGCAGAACTGTATGCCACCAAACCCATCACCGAGATAGCAGCCTTGATGGGGCGCGGCACTGGCTCGATTCACAATCGCGTGTCGAAACTCGGACTGACGCGACCGGATGAGTTCAAGGAAATCACAGGCTGCGGCAGGTTCAAGCCTGGCCACCAGACATGGAACTCTGGCCGCAAAGGATGGCAGGCAGGAGGCCGGGCCAAGGACACGCAGTTCAAGCTGGGTCACCGACCATCGAACACCTGGCGCCCCATCGGAGCGGAGCGCACCGACAAGGGCGGCATCCTCTACCGCAAGGTGGCTGACACCGGCAACAAGCGAACTGATTGGCGCCCGGTCCACGTGATGTTGTGGGAAGAGCATAACGGCGCCGTGCCGACAGGTCACTTCCTCGTCTTCAAGGATCGCACCCCCGCCAACATCTCAATCGACAACCTCGAGCTGGTCACCCGCGCGGAGAACATGCGCCGCAACTCAATCGACCGCTATCCGCCCGAATATCGCCAGGCCGCCATAACGCTCGGCTGGTTCAAGCGGAAGCTCAACAAACTGGAGCAGCACCATGAACAACCTCAGTGATCTGCGCGCCATCCTCGGCAAGACGATGGAGGGCGTGCTGGCCGGCACTTACTCGATTGAACAAGCAAAGGCTGTCGCCCAGGTCGCGGCCGAAGTGAACGCCACGGCGCGCCTTGAGGTGGACATGGCCCGCGCTACCGATGGCGACTTCCGAGGCTCGGGCTTCATCGACGTCGAGCCGCGCATTGCGCCGCGTGAACCGCTGCGGAGGATTGCTCCGTGACTGAGCTATCCGACACCGCCAAGGCCATCTGCGCCCAGCACTACAACTTCAAGTCCCGCAGCAGCTGCAACGCCTGCCCTCTCCAGTCCGAATGCCACAAGCCGGCCGCCACCCTGACACAGGAGTCGATGGACGAGTGGCGCGGGCGAGTGAACCGACTGGCCCTTCCCCACGGCGAGGCCGAATGCCTTGCGGTGCAGGAGTCGCTGCCGCTGTGAACGCACCAATCTTCTGCCGCACGGACGGCAAGCGGATCGGCCAATGCGCCTGTTTCCGCTGCCGCCCACCGGAGGCCCCATGCGACCCAAGACCCAAATCTGGCTGCACAAGCCGACCAACACCCGCCACTACATCGCCGGATCGAACGGTGCCGCGTTCCTGATGCAGGCGCTGAGCGGCTTCCGATGGGCACCCGAGGCGGAACTGAACAACTCTGAAATCTGGGGGAAGGTATGAACGACGAACTGAAGGCAGTGCGCAACCTCGGCGCTGAGCTGGGGGCTGCGATGGCGGAGAACGATAGGCTGCGCGGGTTGCTGCGTGAGCTGCGGGAAATCACCAGCGAGTACGCATGGGATGCCGGTCTGGAAGCTAGGGTGGACGCGGCCCTATCCCAGCAGACCGAGCAGGAGTTCACTAGAACCGTAGCCGCTGAAATTGGACCTAGCGCCTATGAGCGCCTTCTGGTAGAGCCAGCCCCGGCGCAGGATGAGCGGAATGAATGCCGATGCACATCTGAGCGCCGTTTGATTGGCGAAGGGTGTCGCGCTTGCAATCTCGACGATGACATTCACCAGCTCGCGTTCGAAGTTGGCGATCCAGCCGAAGACGCATCGGGATACTGGTTCGACATGGAGTCATTCAACGAATTCGTTCAAAAGCTGCTGCCGGTCATTCGCGAGCCATACGAGGATGTTTTGCGCTCGCTTGCGTGCTCCCTTGGTGCTGGCGGCTACAACGCTCTTACAGTAGATCCGGCTGTCTTCGAGCAAAAGATTCGGTGGGGTATCGACCAGCTCACCCGCCCCGCGCAGACCGAGCAGCAGCCGGTGGCAGAAGTTATCTGGCCTGATGAACCGGGTAGGCGCGGCGGGTTTCGACAGCTGGGACACTATGACACCCCGCGACTTTCTGTAGGTACGCAGCTCTACGCCGACCTATCCGCCACACCCAGCCCCGCCAAACGAGGTGATGCATGAGCAAGGTATTGGTTGATCGGGAGATGCTGGAGTTGCTGCGAAACTTCACCTTCCTGCATGACGACGGATGCGCCGGCGCCCTTCGTGGAAACATCGATAAGGCGCTAGCCGCCCAGCCCGCAGAGGCGGAAGGGGTGAGCAATGCGCGCCTTATGAACACGCTGGCTGAGCTGGCCCGGCGCGCACCGCTTCGCACGCTGCACACGATCTGCGAAACGCAACGCCAAGTCAGCACGGTGAAACTGGAGCGGTACCTAGAACCTATCGGCGACACACTGGCTGGCTATGCCTTCACCTTGCGCATTGACTTCGACAAGCTCAGCGCCGCCCTGTCAGCCGTGACCGCCGAGCGGGATGCCGCTTTGGCTGAGAATGCTCGACTGATCGAGGATAGGGCGCGATTCCCAGATAAGCCTGACGACATCGGGAACATGATCCGGGCGCACATTGGAAACCTGAAAGCCGGGAAAGAGCAGGCAGAGAGTTACGCGCGCAAGTGGTCTGCCGAGGCCGATCTACTACGGAAAGATGCGGATCGGTGGCGCTACGTCAGCCTCCAGGGAGACGACACGCACTGGCTCAACCTGCTGCGCGTCGATCTGGAAGACTTCGGCGGCAACATCAATGCTGCGGTAGATGCGCTGATTGATGGCGAAGCGCCCGCCACTGCTGCGAAGGAGGAGTGAATGAGCGACGCACCCATTGAGCTGCACGAATACCTGTATGGCGTGAAGGTCGTTCAAATCGAAGACCTGCGCGTTGCCAGAGGCCTTACCCGTCGCCCGCTTTCGTCATGCAAGCACAAGAAGCTGGTCTATGACGACAAGGAGCGTCGCATCTGGTGCAGCGACTGCGAAACACAGGTAGAGCCGTTTGACGCTTTCGTCGGACTGGTTGAGGTGTTCAGCGCCGGCAACAATTCTCTGAAGCGCCGCAGTCGTGAGCTTGCCGAGGCAGAAAGCTTCCAGCTCCGTAGTCGTGCCGCGAAGGTCATGGATGAGGCATGGCGAAGCACTAAGTCAGCCCCTCTTTGCCCTCACTGCATGACCGCCATTCTTCCCGAAGACGTAGTAGGCGGGCTTGCCAAAACTTCAAAGAGCCTTGTCGCAGCATCTCGCAAGCGCCAGAAGAACACGCCCACCCCCTAACCCCACCCAAACACACAGCCTGCCGGCGAGAGTCGGCGGGGAGGATTTGCTATGTCCATGTCCGGACACCAATCACCCGTCATGGGCACCGATGAATGGCTGACACCGCCGGAGATTCTGGCAGCGCTCGGGCCGTTCGACCTCGACCCATGCTCGCCGCACGAGTCGCGCCGCCCATGGCCAACCGCTGCCAAGCACTACTGCAAGGAAGACGACGGCCTGTCGCAAGAGTGGCAAGGCCGCGTCTGGATGAATCCGCCGTTTGGACGCGAGGCAACCAAGTGGATGCGAAAGCTAGCCGCTCACGGCAATGGCATTGCGCTGATCCCGGCGCGCACCGAGACGGCCATGTTCTTCGAATCGGTATGGGGCGCAGCTGATGCCGTCCTGTTCCTGCAAGGCCGCCCGCACTTCCACCGCGTAGACGGTAGCCGGGCAGCGTTCAACTCCGGCGCACCGATCTGTCTGGTTGCCTACGGGCTGGCCAACGTCGCCGCCCTGGAGCGCTCGGGTCTTGGGCACGTAACCATCGTTCAAAGGAGAGCTGCATGAAACTGGTCATTCTGGAAAGCCCGTTCGCTGGCGACGTTGAGGCAAACATCGAATACGCCCGCGCTTGTGTGCGTGACTCCCTGCTACGCGGCGAGGCGCCGATCGCTTCGCACCTGCTCTATACCCAGCCCGGCGTGCTGAATGACGACGTTCCGGAAGAGCGGGCGCAAGGGATTGATGCCGGCCTGGCTTGGCGCGCAGTCGCCCATGCGTCAGTCGTCTACACCGATCGCGGAATCAGCAAGGGCATGGAGTACGGCATCGCTGCAGCTCAGGCCGCTGGAGTGCCGATTGAATACCGGACGCTGAGCGGCGCCGCCTAACCCCACACGCAGCAGGAGATAGACATGCACACAGACAAGGCGATAGCAGAGTTCGAGGCGTGGTACATCCGCCATTCCGCAGAGGCTGGCATAACCGTTACACCGGAAGACATGGCCAAGCTCCGCGGCAAGAACTGCGAATACGAGGCGTACCCGGCGCTTAACGGTAAATGGATCGGATGGCGGGCGGCGCGGGCTGAGCTAGTGATTGAGCTGACCGGCATAACCATCCTCGAGCACAACGGGCGGGACTTCTACGAAAGAGCGGGCCTATGCCAAGCCATCGAAGCAGCCGGCGTAACGGTGAGGGGGTGAGGGATGGAACCGGAAATTTTGCATGTGCCAGAACTGGCGAAGATGCTGAACCGCACCGAATGCGCGATCCGCTCGGCCATCCGTGATGGGGCTAACTGGCTGCCGCCTGGATTTAAACAGGGCGTGCGCCACTGCTGGCGTACTGAGTCGGTTCGCAGGTTCTTGCGGGAGTATGAGAGCGGCGAACACAAGGCGCCGAAGGTAGGCAGGAAGCGGCGTGAGCCGCCGAAACTGAGGGGCGTGGCGTGACTAGCCGAGCTTATCGGCCAAGTCGTGAGGGCTTAGGTGAGTGTACCGTTGCAACTGGCCAAGCGTGCGGTGGCCAGTAATTGCAGCCACCTCCATCATGGTGAAGCCGCGCTCGAACAGGCGGCTCGTGGCCTCGTGGCGCAGATCGTGATAAGTCAGTCCGACCACGCCGGCAGCCTTGCAGGCGCGCGGGAAGTAGTTGCTCACGGACTGAGGCGACAGGGAGAACACGCGGCCATTTATCTGTTTCGGCAGTTCGTCCAGCAGCTTACGCGCCCGACTCGAGAGCGGTACCAGCCGGCGAGAGCCGTTCTTCGTGTCTTCAAGGTGCGCGACCTTGCCTTTGATTTGGTCGCGCCGCAGCAATACCAGTTCAGATCGGCGCATTGCCGTATCGGCTGCCAGTTCGATGATGACCGGCAGCTCGTGGTGAATCTTTGCGGCCTCAGCGTAGATTCTGCTCAGTTCATCGCTGGTCGGGCGGCGGTCACGCGACTTACTGCCAGCCGGCATCCGCAGGTTCCGGCACGGGTTTACCAGCCCTTCAATCCCCCACTCCTTCGCGGCCACTGTATATAGGTGGCTGATGATGGCCAGGTTCAGGCGAACCGTTGCGGTGGATTTCCCCTCCTTCAGCCTTTCATCACGCCAGGCGGCCAGGTCAGAAGACTTGAGCGAGGCCAGCGACTTCTCCGCCAGCGGATCTTCCATCCACCGCTTTATGCGGACGCCCTCTTGCTTCTCACCCTTCTTGTGATCGCTTACCTCGCGCCGGTACCGCTTCAGCGCCTCGGCTAGTGTCGTGCTTTCGGCCTCGCGGATATCCACGAACCGCGCGCGCGACATGTCCCCCTCGATCTCGGCCGCCCATCGCTGGGCTTCTGCCTTGGTATCAAAGGTGGCTGATAGGGTTGGATATCCTTTGCGGCGAACCTGGGCACGCCAGGAGCTTCCGCGCTTCTCGAAATAGGCCAT